GTAGCAGATAAACTGTCTGGAGCATTAAGCATCATGGAGATAACATAATATGCCCTATATTGGAGTAGAACCAGAGTCTAACTTTCAGACTGCTCCTGCTGTTGTCAGGTTTAGTGGTGATGGTTCAGACACAACCTTTGCACTAGGCAGAACTATTGGCTCTGTGCAAGACATACTTGTGTCAGTAGATGGTGTTATACAGGACACTGCAGCGTATACTGTACCTGATGGGTCAACACTAACCTTTAGTGCTGCACCTTCTTCTAACTCAGGTAATAATATTTTTGTATACTTTCTAGAGACAGGTGGAGCTTCTGTTGTACCTGAAGACCAATTCAAAGGTAACTTTAAAAATGGTGGTATGTTTAGATTAAACGCACAGTCTCTAACAACAAGCCTATCTATACTAGCTACAGAAAATGCTACAGTTACAGGTGCATTGTCTATAGCTTCAGGTAATACACTAACGATTGAAAGTGGTGGGAGGCTAGTAGTACTATGAGTACGTTAAAAGTAGATACAATACAACATAGTGGTGGCACTACAGGTTTAACTATAGATTCTAGTGGAAGAATTAAATACCCTGCACAAGTTCGTTTTTTAGCTATAGGGTCTGCTGATGGTTTTCTTACAACAGCGACTTTACCTTTTCCTACAGTAGTTAGAAACATCGGCTCAGGATATAATAACTCTACTTACAAATTTACTGCTCCGATAAGCGGATGCTATTTTTTTAACCTTCATCAATACGTTAAATGTGACTCTGGTGAAAGTATAGGACTTGAGTTTCGTAAAAATGATGCTGAACTACTTACTGCCCCAAAAATTTATTTTCATCCTGATAATATGAACTCTGGAGGAGAAATTGAACAAATACAGTCTACATCAGCCATGATTGATTTATCTGCTACAGATACTATTCATGTTATTTATTCTGGTAATGGAGAATATTACAGTGGTAATCAATGGTCACAATTTAGTGGATATTTATTAGGATAAAACATGAGTACACTTTTATTAAACACACTAACAGGCAAAACCTCCGCAGGGTCTATCGTGGTGACAGGCGAAGGTGGTTCTACAACTACGAATATGCAACAGGGATTATGTAAAGCATGGATAAACTTTACAGGTATAACTACTACTGCAGCTAGAGATTCATTTAATATGAGTATTCAGACAGATGTAGGTGCAGGACAAACGACATTAGCTATTACAAGTGATATGGGTAATGCTAATTATAGTGGTTACTACTTTACAAGTGCGGCAACAGGAACGGCTTATAGTAACTTTGGTAACGCATTTACTGGTGGTTTTGGAAGTTTTGCAGCAGGTCAATGTAGTGTCAATGCTTACACTTCTACTAATTTTGACTCATATCAAAACCTAGTTGGGTTATTTGGAGATTTAGCATAATGGTAGCACATGGAACAATAGCATTTGACACGCTCACAACGTCTGACCAAGTAAAGTCTGGTACTGAAAAGTCTATAGATACGAGCTATCTTTTTAATGGTGTAATTAAAATGTGGACAGACGTAGACCATGTAAGTGCGGAAGTAGATGATAGTTTTAATGGAAGTGGAATAACAGATAATGGTGATGGAAATTTAACCGTTAGTTACACAAACAATATGGCATCTGCATACAGAATGTTATGTGGAAATGATGAAAAATATGGTATAGGTGAGATATATAATGGTAGCGGAACATCATCTCATCTTCACAGAACTAGAGGAGATGGTAGTTATACAGGGCTTATTGATACTGCTTCAACTAATAGTGGAACTTTTGGAGACTTAGCATGATAGAGACACCAGAGTTTCAAGGCACACACTTATGGGAGCGTTTATGTTGGGCAAAGGAGAAGCTAGAGCCTTACAGGAGCGAGTACTGCATAGTGTGGGAAGACCCTAATGAAATGGAAAATCCTGCTAAAGTTTCACACCCAGACCCTAACTGGATGGCTTGTGCATTACAGGGTGGAATACTACCACCAGTACAATCCTATTGGGAACTAAAGAAGGACGAAGCAAAGCCTGACTTTGTAAAACATACCAGAGGTCCAGAGCTTCTACACAATATGAAACCTATTGACGCTATGACAGAAGAAGAAGCAATAGAGTATTTAATAATGAAGGACATACCTGAACATGTCTGGAGAGATTGGGATAAATCCAATAAGCCACGATTGGTTATCTGCAAAAAGAGTCAACTTCCTGCAACTAGGGAGTGGAGAAATGCGTGGCAAATAAGTGATGAACTCACTGTTGAGACATCAGTAGCCGCATAAAGGAGTATTAAACTATGGTGAAAACTTATATTATGGACATGGATGGCAAGACTGTTGATAGCTCATCAGTAACTAAACCATCTGACAGACACTTCAGAGGAGCATGGAAACTTTCAAGTGACTCTAAAGTTATAGCCGAAGACATGACTAAAGCTAAAGTTATCTTCAAAGATAAAATTAGAAGAGTACGTCAGCCTCTACTGGACGCTGAAGACGTAGTGTACATGAAGGCACTAGAAGCTAGTGACTCATCAGCACAAGCTGCAAGTATAGCTAAGAAGAAGAAACTTAGAGATGCACCTGCTACAACAGCTATTGAAAATGCTGACACTATAGCTAAACTAAAAGCAGCTTGGGATACAAGCACATTGGGTACTAGCCCTTACGCATAAGGATAAGTAAATGGCACTGACACAGGTTAATGAGTTTGGGTTTTCAGGTTATGAACACCACTGGTGGGCATATAATGGTAGTCAAGGTTTAAGTGAAAATGACCCTGACACCTTAACTAGTTTTACAACTCTTCATAACGTATCAAGTACCCATCATAATTACTATAAACAATTAGGTAACACTTCCTTTACTCATTCAAGTGGCATATTTACTTTTCCACGAACAGGCACTTGGAAAATTCATTTTGTTCTAAACTTATTAGATAATGATGCGTCTTCAAGACATATTAATGCCTATATAGGTATTAGTGCAGATAGTGGCTCAAGTTACGTTAGTTTTAATGGTGGGTATGGTGCATTTGTTCATGTTACTTCTAATTCATATGCTCAAGTCGATGCAACTAGATTAGTAAACGTAACTGATGCCTCTACATTTAGATGTAGGTTTCAAGGATATTCTAGTACTGCTATAGATACGGTTCAAAAATATGATAACCAAGGTTTTTCAAACGTAACATTTGAACGTATAGGAGAATCACAATGAGGATAAGTAAATGCCATATATAGGTAAAGCACCAAAGAACTCAGTCCGTAATCGCTTCACATATCAAGCGACAGCAGGACAAACATCATTTAGTGGCAGTGACAGCAACTCGCTAACACTCAGCTATCCAGACAGTTTGTACATGGACGTATATCAAAATGGAGTGATGCTCAAAGCAGGTACAGACTATACCGCTACGACAGGAACAACAGTAGTGCTAGTTAGTTCTGCATCAGCAAATGACGTAGTGGAGATGGTAGTCTATGATGTGTTTGACGTAGCCAATAGCTACTCTAAGACTGACTCAGATACACGCTATCCATTCTTGGGTAACAACTCCATCATTAGAACTAATGGCAACTCTATTAGTACAGACATTACAATAGACAGCAGTACAAATGGCTTATCGGCAGGACCAATCACAGTAGGTTCTTCTAGCACTGTAACTGTTGCAGGACACTGGAGTATCGTATGACAAGTAAACTTATAGTTGACAGTATAGAAGGTAGAACAGGCAAAGGTTTTTTAACACCTGATAGACCTGCTTTTTCAGTCAAAAGAATCACAGGAAGTGGAACGGCCCTTAGTGGGCATATTACATTGAATACAGTTAACTTTAATGTGGGAAATTGTTGGGATGGTACAAATAAATTTCAAGCTCCAGTAGCAGGAATTTACTTTTTTAGTCTTACTGCATTTTCTTGTGATAGTAATGCAAGTGGTCAGGATGATGGTGCGGCAGTTAAAGTATATATTGAGCAAGATACAGATTCAAGTTTTGGTTCACCAACTATGATTGCTACAGTTTACGCATTTGGTACTGGTGCAGATATTTTTTACCCTGTTTCAATAAGTGGTACAGCTTCACTTGTGGCTAATGAGTATGTACGAGTTAATGTACCAACTGGATACATATATGCTAGTACATTAGCTTCAAATTACCCTCCGATTTTTACTGGATTTTTAATAGGATAAACAAATGACAAGTGAACTAAGAGTAGACAAAATACATAACGAAGGTGGAGACAACGATAGCGGATTGGATATGTCCACTAATGATGTTGTTAAAATTAAAATAGCAGGAGCAGAAAAGGCAAGTTTTAGTGCTAACGGTAATCTATTACAAGGCTGTACTGCAACTCCAAGTGCTACTGTTTCAGGTAATTTAATTAGAAATATTTACGATGTTGGTGCGTGTCTTTTTTCTCTTGGCAATAGTTATACATCATCTGCTGAAATGCTAGTATTTATGAATGGAAATGGAAACGTAGGTAGTATTGATACAAGTGGAAGTGGTACGTCTTATAATACCTCCTCAGACTACAGGTTAAAAGAAAATGTAACAACCTCTTGGGATGCTACATCAAGATTGAAACAACTCAAGCCAAGTAGGTTTAACTTCAAGGCAGACAAAGATATAACACTTGATGGTTTTCTAGCACACGAAGTTTCAAGCGTAGTGCCTGAAGCAGTTACAGGTAAAAAAGATGAAGTAGATAGTAGTGGAGAAATAGTGCCACAAGGTATTGACCAATCAAAATTAGTACCTCTTCTTGTCAAAACTATCCAAGAATTAGAGGCTCGTATAGCTGCACTGGAGGCTAAATAATGGCAAGTGAACTTAAAGTAAATACACTCACAGGAGTTAGCACAGCAGGTAGCATTGCAGTCACAAGTGAAGATAATAGCACCACAATTAATCTACAGGGCGGTTTAACTAAGGCTTGGTGGATGTTTGACCAAGCTAATACTAACCCCGGAACTACACGAGATTCTTTAGCTGTAAGTGGTATAGTAGACAATTCTCCGGGTAATATGACCGCTTCATTTACAAATCCTTTTGCAAGTAGTACAAGATATTCTGCAACATCTTGTATGGCTTATCAAAATGATACAATAGCTAATGCTTTTAGAGGTAATGGTAATATAGTAAGAGCAGCAGGGTCATTACAATGGATATGTGTCTTTGTTAGTTCAACAGGAGGAGCAGGGTCAGTAGAAGATGACGATGAAAACTCTTGGCAACTTTGTGGAGATTTAGCATGAGTAAAGCGGCAGAACTAGCGGCACTAATTGCCAATGTAAATAAGGGTAGCTCGTTAGGTAATAAAAATTTTATTATTAACGGTGGTATGCAAGTTTGGCAGAGAGCAACTTCGGCAACAGCGGCAGTAGATGGTGCTTATAAAACTGTTGATAGATTTTTTAATTGGGTCAGTGGTGGTGGAGCATATACAACAGAACAATCTACAGGTCACTTAGCTACCACAGGACATGAAAATGCACTAAAACTTGCTGTAACAACTGCTGATACTTCTATTGCGGCAGGAGATTATTATGTTATTGGTTACAAAATTGAAGCTCAAAACTTACAGTCTTTTAAGTATGGTTCTTCTTCCGCAAACGCAGTTACTTTATCATTTTGGATTAGAGCTACAAAGACAGGAACACACACCCTTTTCTTTTCAAAAAACGATAGCACCCAGTATATTTATGTTGCAGAGTACACTATTAGTGCAAGTAATACTTGGGAGTATAAAACTATAACCATAGAACCTGACAGTAATATTAAAGCAGCAGGGGGAGCAATAACAGATGATAATGGAGCAGGTATTACGATTGGTTTTGTTTTAAAAGAAGGCTCAAATTATGAAGGAGCAACAGCTAATGCTTGGAATACGAGCAAATATACAACCAGTAATCAAGTTAACAATATGGATAGCACTTCTAATACTTGGTATTTAACAGGAGTGCAACTTGAGATAGGGAAGGCTACGGCATTTGAGCATGAACCATATGATGCTACACTTAAAAAGTGCCTCCGCTATCACTATCAGTACACTACTTCAGGATTATCTGATTATCCTGCATACTTTTCTACTCCTTATAGTCCTGCGTCACAAGATGGTAGTTTACCAAATAGTTCTGCCATTTTAACAGTAGTACACCCAGTTCCTATGAGGGCTGCACCAACACACCCTGCAACAACAGTTGTGGGTAGTACTTCTTTGAGCAGAGATACTAGTACTGTATATCATACAGTTTATCAAATGGGCAGTTCAACAAGTAATGAAGCTCAAAGTATAAGTGCTGCTACAATAACAGCAGAATTATAAGGAGAAATAATATGGGTTTTGTATGTTCAGAATTTACTACTGCAAAAAAGTTTCAGAGGGTTAAAGAAGATGATGGAAGTGTGTCTAATCATTGTATCAAAGTTATTAAAGCAGATGACTCAATAGGTTTTATGCCAATGGTTATGGACAATATGGATTATAAATACCTAACAGAACAAGTTGCGGCAGGTAAACTAACAATCTCAGACGCTGACTAAGGAGGTGTACCATAGACCCATTAACAGTCAGTGCTGCAATATCCACAGCTACGGCTGCATTTAATGGGATTAAACAAGCCTTCCAAGCAGGGCGAGACTTGGAGGCAATGGCAGGTGACTTATCCAGATGGATGGGAGCAGTCAGTGACGTAGACCACATACACAAGTCTTCTAAGTCACCGTCCATGTTAAAGAAGATGTTCGCTGCTCAGTCAGTAGAACAAGAAGCGATAGAGGCATTTGCTGCAAAGAAGAAACTACAGCAACAGCGTGATGACCTAAAGACATATATCATGTTCACTCAGGGAACTAAGGCTTGGGATGAACTGCTTCAGACAGAAGCTGACATTCGTAAGCAAAGAAAGAAGATGGTGTATGAAGCTCAACAGAGAAGAGAAAAAATACTTAACATTGTGTTTATCTGTCTCGCTCTTGTTGCTCTTACCATTCTTGCTAGCGGATTGCTCTACGTTATTGTCATCAATATCTAAGGCAGACGCACACGAACATAAGTATACACCTACATTAGAGAACGGACACTTAACTATATGTAGGTTGAAAAAAGTAGAGAAGGCACACCAGAACGCTAACGGACAAGACGGAATAAGTTGGTGGTGTTTATATGAAGGTGCAAACGGTAGTGGGTTTTTAGAGTTAGTTGACTCTTATAAACTGTGTCCTAAACAAGTGGTCTGTGAGTATGACCCAAAAGATAAACCACCTAGCATAGATGATATGTTACAAGCAATGAAGGACGCATTTAAATAATGGAAATTAACCCTATACTATTCTGGAACTTAATACTGACACTCGTAATAGCTCCTGCCTTTTGGACATTTAGAGGCTTAATTACAGAGGTAAAACGCATAGACATACTTGTAAATAAAACTAGAGAAGAGTACGCTTCACGAGATGATGTTAAGGAAGAAATGAAGACAGTACACGAAGCTATGCATCGTATAGAAGACAAGCTAGACAAGTTATTGATTAAGGGTTAAATAAATGGCAATGATGCAAACACCACAATTCGGAGGCTTTCAGCCTTCAGGCAAAGTTAAGATAGCACAGGCTATGGGCTTTCAAGGACCAATGGAACAGTTTGATAGGTTCTTAGAAGACAACCCTGATAAGCAGGCAGAAATGATGCGCTACGAAAACATCGCTAGGAAGATGGTAAGTGGTGGTTATGTAGCTAAGATGCAAGAAGGTGGTATGCCTAAATCTGATGTTGTACCTCCTGATTATGATGCACCTGTTTATGGTGGTCCTGTACCTACTCCAGAGTTTACTCCTGATATACTTGATAAACTTGCAAATCCTCCTGCAGATCCTCCCTCAATAACAGATATGTCTATCGACAGGATAGTTGATCCTAAATTACCTGCAGGTGCGGTGACAACTGCATATGGTGTACCTACCGATCCTAATCAAACGATTGCTGAAGGAACAGGAGCAGTTGGAGATATGGAAGGTGCTGAGACTACAACGGTAGACACCACAGCACAGGCAGAAACACCAGAGGCAGATAAAGCAAACACATATGATCCTGCAAAATCAGCAGAACAAGTAGGCAATGCACTAGACTCTGTTCAAGCTGCTCAAACAGATCCTGATGATGCACGTTCTAAAGTTGTAGCAGCGGAGCAAACCAAGTCTGCTGTATCAGATTTAGATGCTGCTAAAGGTACAGCACACCTAATTGAAAATCCTGTACAAAGAAAAATAGAAGAAGGTGAATTAATATCTGGTTCTGCTGATGCAGAAAAAGCTAAACAGTTTACAGAAGAAATACAGGCTGCTGAAGCTACTCCTTCTCAAGAAGCAACAACAGCAGGACAACTTAAAAAGTTAACAGAAGGTTTTGATGCCTCTAATCCTCCACCTTGGGCTTCTAGTGCTATGCAAGCAGTCGGATCGGAGATGGCTAGAAGAGGTTTATCTATCTCTTCAGATGCAGGACAAGCTTTATTAGATGCTGCCTTACGATCTGCACTACCTATAGCACAGGCTGACGCATCCACCTTTGCTTCCTTTGAAGCACAGAACTTATCTAATAGACAAGCTCGTGCAATGCTTGCAGCGGAGCAACGTGCTAAGTTTATGGAGATGGAGTTTACTCAAGACTTTCAGTCTAGGGTACAAAACTCTGCACGTATTGGTGATATAGCTAATATGAACTTTACTGCAGAACAGAATATAGCTCTTGAGAATAGTAGAGCAGTCAACACCATGAACCTAGCTAACCTGAATAATGAGCAAGCTATGGTAATGGCTGAAGCATCTGCCCTTTCTAATTTAGATATGGCTAACTTAAATAACAGACAACAGGCAGCGGTTCAAAACGCTCAGAACTTTATGCAGTTAGATATGGCTAACTTATCTAATGAACAGCAGACAACTTTATTTAAAGCACAACAACAAACTACTGCACTATTTAATGATCAGGCTGCCACTAATGCAGCAAAACAATTTAATGCTACTAGTGAAAATCAAACAGAGCAATTCTTTGCTAACCTTGCTCAACAAAACTCACAGTATAATGCCTCACAAACTAATGCTATAAATCAGTTTAATGCAGGGCAAGAGAACGCTATGGCACAGTTTAACTCTGAGATGGATAATCAAAGAGATCAGTTTGACGCTAAGAACGCACTTGTTATAGCACAGAACAATGCACAGTGGAGAAGAGAAATAGCTACCGCAGATACCGCTGCAATTAACAGAGCTAATGAGCTTAATGCCAATGCCGTGCTTGGAGTATCCAATCAAGCCTATGCTAACTTGTGGAACTACTACTCTGATACTATGGAGTGGGCATGGACTAGTGCGGAGAATAGCTTGGAAAGAAGTACTAATATGGCAATGGCTGAGTTAGATGCCAAGACGAGAAAAGAAATTGCAGATGAAAACGCTAAGTCGGCAGCAGGAACAGCCATAGGAGAATTGATTGGTACTATAGGTAGTGCATGGATAACAGGAGGACCAAAAACATGAGAGCGTTTGACTCAGCAGGTAATACCTATACAAAGTATAATGATATGATTAAAGAATTAAGTGTAGCTAGGGATGCTACGTCTAATAGTAAGGGTTTTGTTTCAAGACCATATCCAAAAAGTAAAGAAGATGGATCAGAATATGCAGAAATACAGAAAGCTTTAATTCTAATGAATGAAATAAGAAAAAAAAGAGAGATGATAAATAATGCAACAAGCACAGCAACCTAATTTTAATCAGCCTCAAGTGGGAATAGGCATGACTCCTGAGTTAGGAGCAAGACCTTGGCAGAACCCACCTCAACTGGTTAAGATAGAAGATGTAATCTCTCATTATGTAGAAGTGTTATCTACTGATGAAGCTTCTATGCGCATAGCTAACATACTGGACATGGGTGTACCTGTAACTACACTAGCTAATACCATTCAGATTAACAATGTTATGGAGGGTCTACATACCATAGACACAGGAATTATGGCTACACCTGCAATTATGGAATACATAATGCTCATAGGAGATTCTCAAAATATAAAGTACAATACTGGATTAGAACAGCCTGAAGGATCAGATAGAGAAATGTTTATTAAGAGAGCTATGGCTGAACTTATAAGTAAGGAGCAACCTCCAATGGACACAGGCGAACAGCCTATGATGCCACAGTCAGAGATGTCACCACCAGAAATGGCACAGGAAGAACCTATGCCTACTGAGGAAGCTCCAGTTGGTTTAATGTCTAGGAGAGCGTAATGGGATTTGGATTAGGTTTAGTAAAAGGTATAGCCACATCTGTTAATAGAAATTTAATGCAGTCTATGGAAGACTATAAAGATAAGATAGATCTACTAACTGCAACAAATGTTAAGACTGCTCAACAAAGAGAAGCAGATTATAATGAAAGAATGAATACAGTTACTGGATCTCTTGGCGATATAAAACGTGCAGTAGACAATGACTTAGGTGTTGTTCAATACCTAGTAGATGAGTATGGACTAGAGGGAGCTAAAGAAAAAGCTGACCTTATAAACAGCTTATCTAAGAAAACTGGTAAGGTAAGAAGTGCTGCAGAAATTGTTGGGTTAGTTCGTGATCCTAATAATACTATAACCCTAGATAAATTAGCAAAGAGCCTTATACCTGCTCCATCACAAATATATACAGATGCTAAGATAGAACCTACAGGTTTAATGAAACTGTTTGATGATGATATATCTGATGATGTAAGAAGAGAAACAGAAGCAATGTTAGGTGCTGCAGGCATACGATCTAGTTACGGTGAAATGAAGCTACTTGATCCCTCTTATACAGACGAGACTACAGGTGTTAGAGAGTGGGAATTATACGCTCCAGATGACTTTAAAAAAGCACAGGTGTACCATCAGAATGTTGCCTTTAAACTAAGGCAGAAAGGAATCTTTGATAACGATCAAGATCTTTTAAATGAAGCTGCTATAGTACAACTTAGGGCAGACAATGATGCAATTATGGTAGCCATTGAAGCAGGAGATAGGAAACCTTTATCACAAACTGAAAGTAAAAAATATGAAGATTATATTTACCAAAGATTAACATTAAACTGGGTTGGCACAACAGTTAAAATAAACAAAAAAGAAACTCCGTTATATCAAAATGGTATATTTACAAAAGCAGGTATAAATCAATATCAAAACAAAATACTAAACGAACAAACGCTTTCAATATTAGAAATGGTAAATGCCGCTAAAGAGGACGGTGTATCAGCAGTAGATATTAACTTCTATGTAAACCACGCTATTGATAATAACCTGCAACTCTTGTACGTTGCTCCTGAATCAGTTCAATCTGGAGTTCCTGATGTAGACGAAGTAGGAAGTTTTACTTTTGCTAAAACCGAAAGTGGAGATTTTAAAGCTGCAATAAATCCATATACAAGAAGAGGTAGCTCTGATCGTGCTAACTTTGCTATCGAAGTATTTCCTGCTAATGCGTTTAAAGAGAGTTCAGTATCTGAAGAACTTACTAAGTTTTATGATGACCCTAGAGTACAAGATATTTTTAGAAGTTTTAATAATGGATTAGGTCCAAATGATGCAACAGAAAAACAGGCTTTTATTGATAAATTAGTAAAAGAATTAAAAATTGATATAGCGATAGCAGAGAAAATAGCAGGTAAAGCAAAGAGCTAAGATGACAGAACCTCTGTACCATATGTACCACAAGGATAACTTGACAAAGGAAAACCTATTAGCAGATCCAGATTTTCTTAGTGATGCTAGTAGATTTTTAATAGAAAGAGAAAACTATACAGCAGAAGAACTTCAAGACAATGAATTAGTATACGATCAGTTTATGGAACACTTTAGGTTTCAGAATGTAAATGAAGTAACAGCCATAAAAGATTTAATATATGCCCAAGATTTAGATCAGGATGGTAAAGATCGTATGGGCAGACTCATGCAAACCTATGACCGCATGGGTATGGACTTAGGTACAAAGGCATACATAGATTATGCCCAAGGTATCTTATTTGCACCGTCCACTTATGCAAGCCTCTTTTCATTTGGCACAGCTAAAGCAGGCACACTAGCCTCTCAGCAGGCTCTTAAATTTTCCCTTAGAAAACTATTAACAGAAGGCAGACATTTAAAAAATGTTGCAAAGAAAGCCGCCTTTCCTGTTGCTGTAGATACAACTGCAGGAGCAGGCACTGTGTATGCTCAAGAGAGTACTCGTGTAGAGACAGGACAAAAAGATGAAGTAGACATGACTAATGTTGGAATGGCAGGAGGTATTTCATTTGTAACATCTGGAGTGTTAACTGGTGCAGGCTCAATTCAAGGAGTTAAAAGAGATCTTGCGTCAGAAAGAATATTAAGAATAAACCAAAAGAAATTAAAGGCTCGTTCTGAAATAGTACATAAGGTTAGAACTAGTAAATTATTTAATGCTAATAATAAAAAAGCAGACTTAGCTAAACAGTTTGAAATTATATTAAAAGAATCTAGAGTAGAAAAGCTTAGAGAAGAAAACAAATTAGGGTTAAAAGAAACCATACCTGAAATACTAGAGACAGGTAAAAGGTTATATAAAGATAGACTGTTAGCAAAGGGAGAGGGCATACCATTAACCTTTGATGAGAAAGCTATGCAAAACATCGCTGCCGCAGCGACTGAAATGGATAGCATTATAGGCAATCTTCCTAATGCGGCTAAAGGATCTACAGAAAGATTTACTTCTAGGTTATCTAGAGCCTTGTTAGATGATGTAGACGGTACTCTTAAAGTAAAACTAAATAAAATTATGACGGATTACAATATTAATTGGGAAGATGTCGGACCTCTGTTTGCTGCGGAGTTAAGTAGAGCAGGTACATTGCTAGGTCAGGTGGGTAAGTTATCAAAGAGTAAACAAAGAGAACTATATACTAAAAAAGTAGATGAGTTAAACAGGCTAGATGATGCACTAGAGGCTGATGGACGCTTAACAAATGAATATAGAAAAAAGCTAAACAAAGAAACAAAAAATGGTCACTTCTCTAGAATAAGACACTTTATAAATGAGGCTTTTGTAAAGGGTAGAGTAGGTCTTATGACTATACAGTTAGCTACCACAGTAAGAAACACAACTAATGGTTATATGAGAAACTATGTATATGCTTTAGATAATCTAGGTACAGGATTAATAAATGCAACAACAGGCTCTGTTAAAAAATTAGCAGCAGGCTCAGACGAGGATTTACTTAGACACGCACAGGCTTCTGTAGAGTTAGGTAAGGCTCAGATGCGAACTGCTTGGGATTCTGCTTGGTTAAAAGATATGGGGTTAGGTTTAGAAAGCACAACTACAACTGCCCTGTTTAAAGTTTTAGGTTCAGAAGAGTTTGGTTATAATAAACAAGTATCCAAAATGCTTAGAGAATTAGCTGACATAGGAGAAATGACAGGTGCAGAAACAGGCTTGCTTAAACCTGTTAGATTCCTCAATGGTCTTAATACCATGAGTGATAATATGTTTAAAAGAGCTATATTTACAAGAGAATTAAATAAAGCACTACGTTCTAATCCTTTACAAATAGAAGGTAGAGCGTACAATAATCTTAATGATTTATTAAAGAAGGGATATGGCAACCGACTTAGAACAAAAGATATAGCACTGGCTATGGAAGAAGCACTAGACTTTACATATCAAAGAGGTGGCTTTAGGGGAGTTGAAGGTAACTTTAATTTAATGGCAGACAACTTTATAAAGTTTGGTTCAACAGTGTTTGGATCTTCTTTTGTACCATTTCCTCGCTTCATGGTTAACTCATTTCAATTCATGTACAAACATGCGCCTATTCTTGGTATGTATAACTGGGGTGGCATAAGAAATAGATCAACTGCTCTTGTAGGTAAGGATGGTAATCCTGCTATAAATAGTTTTGATTTATCTCCAGAGGCTATTGCACAATCTTTTTCAGGAATGGCTCTATTATACACCATGTATCAGGCAAGGGTTCAGTTTGGTGATGAGTACACTACTGCATATGAATATAAAGATCCAAACTCAGGTGGTACGTTTGATGCAAGAGCTATGCTAGGACCATTTGCTCCTTATGCATTAGCCGCAGATGTAATTTACAGACTAAAACCAGAGTGGCATGGTAACGAAAACGTAGCTAGAACAAGAGTACTAGGGTTTCGTGAATCTGTAGAAGCTATAACAGGTTCATTTGGTAGAGCAGGTACAGGTTTGTATATTGTTGATGGGATAATGAATGAAATACAGGGTGGAAATACAGATGTTGACATAGAAAGAGGCCTAGCTAAATTTCTAGGTAATTACTTTAATACTTTCTTTGTAGGAGCAGGAGTATTTACCGATATATTAGGTTCTTTTGATCCAGAATACAGGACCTTAAAAAGTAACGCTGATGTAAACTTTTGGGAATACTTTTTTAAGCAGACAACACGATCTTTGCCTATGGATGCAGTATCCGATTTAGGTACAGCCGCAGGTTTAGACTCTGAGAATTTTTCTTTATACACAGAGAGGGATAGATTAGCTAGTCCTACTAGAGGTTCAGGAGTTAAGCGATACCATCCTTTCTTTAAGCAACTTACAGGTTTTACACCCAGAGAGGAAAAGACTTTTATTGAAAAAGAAATAGCACGATTACAATTAGATTATGTAGAGCTACTACCTAAAAGAATAAAGGGTGATCAAGAATTATCTAATGATGCTTTGCAAGCTATGGGAGAGTATGTGGAAAGAGAAGTTGCTAACTATATTTTTTCAGATGAATATAGAGATGAAAAATCTGACATAGGCAAAAAGCATATGTTAAAAAGTCAGATTAATAGATTTAAAACACTTGCTAGGAATCAAGTACTAGATCCTGCAGGTGCTACAACAGAAGAAGAACTTGAACGAATACTACAAGCAATCTACATGACACAAAAATATGCAGACAGAAAATATAAAGAACAAAAGTACAAAGAAATTTATGGAGATGATAGAGATCTAAGGGAAGATGGAGCTTGGGATTTTATGTCCGATTAAATCTACCTCTTATCTCCACTTCCATGTATCGTACCTTTCTTCTTACGACTAGCTAACTTAACTTCATTCTCTTTAGCTATACGTCCTAGTGTGTACCCTAAGTCTTCAGACAAAGCAGCACAGTACCACAACACATCCCCAATCTCAGACGCTAACTGTTCCCTCCAATCGTCAGGCAACTTGCTTGTACCATCCCTTATTATCTTTTTAACTTTATTAGCTACCTCACCTGCTTCCCCTGCCAATCCTAGTGCAGGGTAAAGTATCTTGTGCTGTGGTGGGTATACTGCTGTAGTCACAGCGTTCTTTTGATATTCATTCATGTCCATTTTTCCATACCTCTCTTCCATAAATTGTTTAGCCTCTAGCTCTATTGTGTTCATGTTTCTGTACCTTCTTTAAGTTGTGGGCAAACGCATCATTAAATCCACGCTCCCATTCACGATGCTGCATTGTGTTACTGTTGAAGGGATTATTTATTCTAGCTCTGTAAAAGTCTTTAAAGCCTCTCTGATGCTGTATCTTTAGAGGTGCGTCATACTTACCTAGTCCTTTTCTCTGTCTTATATTCATATCTATGCTCCTATATCTACTATTTCACAAACATCGCCTGAACATGCAAAGGTCTGATTGCCTGCTGTAGTATCTTCCTTCTCGTACTCAGCAAGCTGTGACCAGTTTATATCGTAGACGAACTTATCTAACATATCATTATACTCTTCTTCTGTACAGTCCTGATATGGTGCTTGTTGATAAGTATGATCAGAGTGTGGTAAAAATGACACACCTGACATCTCATCAAAGTGTTTGAATACAAATGCACCAACTTCCATCCACTCATCATCTCGCACTGTGATAGTCACAGAGGGCTTGTGTTCACACCAGTGTCTCTGGTATATCATCCACATTTCAAGCTGTTGTATGGCTGTTAAATCGTTTCTGGTGACACATCCTTTAGGTGACTTAACAGGAAAGCTAAATACTGTAGTGTCATTAGGCTTTGTAACGTCAGGCTCATATGGTACACCTTGTTCAATCATAAACTGTGTCAATGGGTCTTTGTTATCACCACGCACAGTCCTAATGTAGTACTCGCTGTGTCTAGCATGTATACCTGATGCACTGTCCACTAACTGTGACACTGTGCCACTAGGCTTGACGCATGTGATAGCTGTAGACTGTGGTATGTTTAGCTTCTCTGCCCACTCTTTATTTGTATCCACCGCAACCTCTCGTAGCTCCTGTAATAGATCTTCAAGATGCACATGTGATAAAAGAGTATTTTTATTAGAAGTACCATTAGTCAATGGACAATCCATTATACCTGTAAGAGATACACCTAGTAGTCTTTCTTCTTCTGTGTTCTTCTTCCACACCTTACGTAGATAAGGAAAGTCTGTGAGAGTAGACTGTATTGTACCTAGTATGGTAGCAAGCTTTACCTTATGCTTCAGGGTTTCTTTTGTGTCCTCTGCCCTGATAACAACTTCTGTAAGATTACAGAACTGATAGGGTCTAAGGATAATCTCACTGCATGGGTTTGTACCAAAGTCAAAGTTAGAATCTCTTCTACCATACTTCTCTACCTGTTTCTTAGATGCAACTCTGTTGAAGATACCACGCTCTCCTGACTTAGATTCAACTAATCCTGTCCACTCACGTAGGAATGTCTCACCATCAGGCTTATCTGTGTACGCTACAGAGTTGTTAGACAGAGCCATATGTGGTGCGTCCTGCCACCACTGTCCTGACTTAGCATGACGCATACGTATGTCACTAAGGTTAGACAAACTAATCATGGCAGACCTACGCACTCCTCCTACCACAACAATCTCCCCTATCTTACACATAATAGAATGACAGTCATAGCTAGATAACTTCTTCCCTGTGTTTGCCTTGAACATATTAATGGTAAAGTTAAATAGATCTACAAGAGGTGCAGGTCCACTTGCCCTACCACCAAACGTCTTGAGCCTAGCTCCTGCAGGTCTGACCTTAGACACATCCCATGTAGGTATCTCTCCTGCATAAAGCAGTGCTACTAACATGCGAAAAGCTTTTGCCCAACCTTCCTTGCTGTCCTTAACAACAATACAAGTGTCGGAGTTATACAGATGCTCTGGTACTTCAGGTAGTTTGTTTACGTACTGTCTCTCTACCGAAAAGCCTACACCTGTACCACACAGTAGTATATACATAGCTTCATCAAAAGATTTAGGATCATCTACAGGCAGATAGCTACAGTTGTACCCTGCTGTGTTGTCTCGCTCAAGAGCAGGCCCTGCTGTCATTAATGCTCTCATGCTAGGCATAACATCTAGTCTAGCTACGGCATTACGCAACTCAGTTTTTATAGAAGACCACATACTTGTGCTTTCTCTTAGTGTGTCCATAGTTTCTTCTTTATGGGTTATATAGTTAATGTATCTATCAACTGTTTCTTCCCATGTTTCTCTTCTTTGTTCGTCATCTAACCAACGAGCATAGCGAGAGGTGGCTATAAAGTTTTGGTAATCTGTAGGTAAGCTCATTATTTATTCTCCATTAATACGTTAATTGTTTTTATGTCCAAGCCATCAATATCATATATGTACGCACTGAAAGCCTCCTCTATTTCCTGTGCCACTTCACCGTCAACAGGCACAGGATACTCATCTTCATCTATATCAAGAGTTAAGAATACCTTGATCCTCATTTTACTACATCAATAAGTTTTGTCAAGTACCATTGAGCTTTCTCAAGGTCTTCCTTACCTCCCTTATATCTGTATCGCCATATATATTTAAGGATATTACCTTGCAAGTAATACTGAAAGCCATCATCTGTGGCTGCTTCAATAGCATCAATACATTCTATACCCTTTTGATTATAGTGTGGTGGACTATTTACCATATCTTCACTCATTGTTTACCTCCATTAGCTTTAGGGTTGAAAGAAACTCTCACAACATTATCCTTGCGAGAAACTACTTTAGGTTTTATCACAGTGTCCTCTACATTGTCAAGTTCATTTAGGGCATAGTCATTAATTAACTCCCTAAACGACTTCATCTCCTCCATCATAGGAACTGTAGAGGTTATCATCCTACAGAAATGTAGCATACTTGCATAGTCTTCATCACTTAAAAACATATCATCTGCTATTACTATATTAACATTTACTTCCCCTTCCCATCTTTTGTTACGAACAACAGGAGTTATTTTTATAATAAAATCTTGGGGATCAAAGGGTAATAGTATCTTTTCTTCGTCTTCCATGCTACCTCCTAACTTTTTTAAGGGGGAAAGGAATGATATTAGGGTATTTGTGTTTCCCTTTTTCCTTAACCCATGCTTCAGGTATAACACGAGTATCATATAAGAACCCATGTTTCTCACACCAATTAGCATACGTAGTCTTTGAACCCTTGCGTATCTTACGTTTACTGTTCTCAAAGATAAACCGTATGTCTAGTTTGGAATGTTGTTTTTTTATAGCAAGATGTTTTCTTCTATCACTTGCAGTGAACATGCCTTTGCTCTCAATAATAATACCATTGTTTAAAACAAAGTCAGGTGTATAGGTACGGTAACAGAGGTCTTCCCATTCAATCTTAATTTTCTCATAGAGATACTTAACCTTCCTCTCTTTAAGATCAATAGAGATCTTATGTTCAAGACCACTACGATACCCATACTTCCTTGCAGCTTGAAACTGTTTACTGTTGAGTGACATAAGCTACTGTCTTTGGTTCTTTTGCCTGTGAAAACTTAGCAGGTTTTTCTTCTAGGGTAGGAAAGCATGCATACTTATAACTACAGAACCTACAGTTGTCATTCAGTACCGTGTTCCCTGTCTCTTTACCCCTCCACTTCTCAGGTACAGGCTCAAAGCAACGCTTAAACTCATTCTCATTAAGAGTATCAACAGTGTGTTGTATCTTGGTGATCTCTTCGTCAAGGTTTATATCTGCCTTAACATACTTAAACTCACCATTGGCTTTGTTTACAACCCACCAACCACCTGCTTTCTTATCTGCAGCACGAGCATAGCCTGCTAGTTGTGACACATAACCAAACGAATCACCCTGTGCAAGTGTGTCATAAGATGCAAACTTATTACGATAGGACCAATCAGACGCAGACTTAACGTCATCTACAGCGTCATCAATTACAAGGTCATACTCACCTGTAATCTCATCGTCTTCTAGCTTGAGTGTAACTTTAGAATTGTCTTCATATGTTACCCCTGCTTCTGTAAGTAATGCTTTAAATACAGCTTCAACTATATCACCTAGCATCATGTTCATAATAAAGGTAGTAGGTTTAGGAAGTGCTTTCTCTGGATGATTCTTTTCAAACCAGAGTTGGCAGGTGGGTCTGCCTACATTAGACATACGTAGGCGAAACTCATCCCTCTTGTTACCACCACTAAACTGACGTTGCATTGCAGACTTTATATCGTCAGCCACCTTATTGATGGTGGCCTCCGACATTTTTGTTTTGCCTTGTGCAGCGTCCTCCATGTATTGATGGAGAGCCATTTCTGCAGGATGCATCATTGTACTGTAGCGTCTTCTACGTCAATAAAATCCTCGACATCTATATCAACTTCCTGTTTGTCACGAACATTCTCGTTCCAAGCATTAAAGATATAACTGTTATAGTTGTCTACCCATGCCATGAAGTCAGCAAATATAGCCTGCTCTTCGTCCTCTACACGTAGAGTTTCTGTCATGTTTAGCTTAGTAGCAGGAACATAATAGCTATTGCCGTTAGGTATCTGCCTTGCCTCAGTAGTAAGCTCAATATTATGCTGAACAAATAGCCTCTTCATCTTAGAATACTGAGTAAAGCAACCACCTATGGTAGCGTAGGCTTCTCTGTTTTCCACTTCCCAAATGCATGGAGTTACACCAACGTCAACAGGAGAACCTTTATCATCAACAGGGTTAATAAGCTCCACAGTACCTAAGACTACACGCACACGCTTAATGGATCGGTATAGATCCTGTATGTCCTTTGGTAAAGCTTTCCAATCCTTAACCCAATGATCGCTCTTACCGCAGTTAAAGCCACCATCGTTGTCCTTCAAATCAATCTTGAAGTTTTCCTCAGTCATAATAGTTTTTATGTACCGATTCTTAGTTTCACCTGAACCCATAACAAATCGCTTATACATGTAACGCTGTAGGTATGGACGTAGTTTAACAGACGTAGCGTAATAGGTAGGTCCATCAGGTATCTCTAACTTATAAGATCCTCCTTCGACTACCTCTACATTCTTCTGCTTACCATTCACTTCAGCCGTACCCATAATAGGTGAGTGGCTAATACGAAAACGTGCAAGCGTACTAGATTTTTTAGAGGAAGTACTGGCTTCATCCGAAATGCCCATAGCTTTAGCCATAGCTGCATAGTTGTTAGTATCAATAGTTACAATATCATTCATCATTATTTACTCCTTTCAAAAGTGTTAAAGTCTTAGTTATATCATGCTACGTCCTTGGTGTCAAGCCAATTCGGACCTATTTTTGCTTCTAATAATAAGGGTACATTAAAGTTAACATTCCATCTCTTATCAATGATGTCTTTTAACTTCTCATTTGTACTATCTATTACTTTAAGAACAGCATGTTCCTCATTGGGGTGAACATCAATCACAATAGAATCGTGTACTGTATTCACAATACAACTTCTCAGGTCTTTGAGTTCCTTATCTATGTGTAGTAGTGCTATAGGTACAATGTCTGCTGTCGCAAAGGACTGCACAGGATAATTCTTTATCTGTGTAAAGTGCGAGACAGTATTATTGCGTCTACGTACAACATCAGGAAAGGAAAACTCTCGTCCTGAAGGGGTTGAGATCTTGCCAGTGTTTAAGGCTTCATCAGCAAGACGTTTATGCCACTTGGCTATACCTGCATACTTGCTATTGAACTGCGAATAATATGCAGCTTCAGCAGGTGTTCGCCCATATCCACTAGCACCATACAACGGTGCGAATGTGTGAGCCTTGGCATCTTGTCTTGATGTAGGTTGCCCTGCTTCGGATATAACCTTGGCTGTATAGGCATGTACATCAAATCCTGTAGCTACTTCTTCCATAGCTGTCTTATCTTGTCCTAACCACGCGGCAACACGAAACTCTAGCTGTGCAAAGTCAGCTTCCATGATCTTGCCACCTTCCCATCGTGACACAAACACCTTCTTCACAGGGAATGTACCACCTCTAGGCATGTTCTGCATGTTAGGATCAGCACCACTTAACCTACCTGTAGAAGTTCTGTGCTGTAAAAGTCTAACGTGCAGGCGATTGTCAGGTTTGGTGTGTGTTCTGATTCCCTCCACAAATGAGGACAGGTATGTGTCAATGGCTGAGAGCCTTTGCACCCTACTAAGAAAAGCAACAGCACCATCCATATTCCTAGCACGAGCAATCCCTTCAAGATACAATAGGTTTGTTTTGTTTGTGCTGAAACCATTAGCACTAACCCATTTAGCATTTGGCGCATTGAACTTTAACCCTGCAACAACATTACTAATAGGGGTAAAGATATACCCAATACCAGTACAGTCATTACATTTGTTTGATCTAGCAAATAGTTTTCCATCTTTCTTTACCTTTCTAACTGAGCCTGTTCCCTTACAGGCAGTACACTGATGAGCCTTCTGTTTAAGAAGAACCTGCGACTGATCCTTAACACAGTCCTTATATGAATCATTAGCCATGTAAGGATCAAATGTATTTGCCCATACAGTTTTGTCCTTTGGCTTACGACTATACACAATCCATGATAGTTGTTCAGGACTGTTAAGATTGATGGGCATGTCTCCCATTAGTTCCCTTACCTGCTTGTTAAGGTCAGACACTAACTGTTGTCTCTCTCTTTCAAACTCATCCTTAACTTGTCCAAGCTTGGACAAATCAACCTTGAACCCACGCTGATAGATACGTGCTAGACACACAACTACCTGATTAGTTAGGTCAACTGTGTCACGTAAGCTACTGTCTTCTAATAATAATCTTTTGTATATCCTGTCGGATAACTGCTGTGTAGCGTACAGATCAGCAGTCAGGTAGTCTACCAGTTCCTTCCAAGGGATGTCAGCAGTAGAGTAACCCTTACTAAAGTAAGCCTTGAGTGTGTCCTGCTTCTTAGTGTCTAGGTTATATCTCTCAGCACATGCCTCAAGGGAGAGTGGTTCTTTCAACCCACGTTGTAAGACGTACTCACCTAGCATGGTATCAAACACAGGACCATCATAGGTAAACCCACTCTCCCACAGCCACAACAAATCGTATGCTGCATTATGCATTATAAGTATTGTTGATCTATCCAACCAATCTTGTACCACCTTGTGTCCATCCTTCCAAGGATCAACCTCATTGTGATTGAATGTAATGATAGCTTTCTCACCTGTGTCCGATAACATACCCACCATTACAAGCTCATTCGTAGCTTCAAATGGATCAAGGTGCATCTTACCATCACGCTTGGTTACAGTGTTCTCTATGTCAAGTGTTAGTTTCATTTTCCATACTCCTTACTATATTAATAGCACTATGTAAAGGAAGCTTAAACCATTCAGACTGTCTGTCCTCTGCTAGTTCATTAGCCTTTTTATGTGCCATAGTTTCTGCTTTTCTTCTGTCCTTCACAGGTACAGCTACCTCTAACTTATAATCCCTGAGAGGAGATGACGTTTGGTAGCTGTTACATCTATCTGATGCATCCATTGCCATGCCTATCTTTACCCAACCTTTCCATGCAGGATTTGATATAGCATATACATATCCATCTTTTGATCTCTGCACATTTTCAAAAGAGGAAAAGGCGGCATCATTGAAAGATGTATAGCGACCTGCTTTATATAAAGGGTGGGATCGTGGTATATACTTTCCATCAACGTACATTCTATTTGAATTGACCACAGAATTATTGGTATAGGTTTTAGCACAGCCTTTACATTGTAGTCTGTCTTCTTTCTCCCAAGACAGAGGCCAGTTAACATAAGCAGTTAATTCTACGTTACAAGTTTTACATCTTTTTATCATGCTGTGTACCTCGCTGTTTTGTAGTCAAGATTACATGTGATTATACCATGATAACCTGACAGTTTGTTTTTTACAATATTAATATGTCTCTGTGGATCTTCGTCTTCTCCGTTGTTATTGGTAGCAGGGTTCTTTGCAAGTAAGATCATAAGATCTGCTTCAGCAGCCTTACCTGTACGACTGCCCTCCATCATGGCTTGGTTAAGTATAACCTTACCCTCTGCTTCAGCAGATAGCTGTGACATGTAGAAGATAGCACAGTTGTGTTGCTTTGCAATCATACGAGCATGGACTGCGTTAGCCTTGAGTGCTTCATCCTGTCGAGCAAAGCCTCCTGTCTTGGCAAACTTGTCACCCATATCTAACACCACAATGTCAGGCTTATATGACTTACAGATTGACTCAACCCAAGACATATCTCTGCCTGTCACATCACGTACCTTGATGTTCTGATGTACAGGATCATATAATTCTCTGGCTTTTTTTGGGTTAACTTTGATGTCTTGAACAGACATACCTGATGCTGCAGTAAGATACCTAGCACCAACTCTGTGTGATGCTTCTTCGTTACATAAGACAATGCAGTTAGCACCCTGCCTAGCAAATCCATTCGGACCTGCAATAAGACTTGCATGGAAAGATGTCTTACCTGTGTTAGGTCTAGCACCTACCTCAACCAAGTGACCTTCATTAACACCTTCAAGCACACGAGTAAGGGAAGGTATATTGAAAGCCCATCGTGCTTCCATCTTGTTCTTGGCAAGCAGGGTTTCCATAGACATGTCATCCCACTCAACCTTGAGATCAGGAGTGAAGTCATCTGAGTAGGACTCAAGTAAGTGACGCAACGGCTCAAGGCTAGTCTGCGTACCGTTTACATAGTCAAACCCTAAGTTCGCTATGTCCTCACCAATTACCTGTTGGAATAGTTTGGATAACACTTCCTGTGCTACGTCACTACCCATAGGTGTTTCAGTTTTAATCTTACGAAACAGATCTGAGTATGCCTGCTTCTGTGCTGTTGTTAGTGTGGGATTGCCTGACATGAAGAGAGCTTCTATCTCATCAGGTGTGACAGTCCTTTCATATCTGTCCATAGCAAGATCAATAGACTGCTTAATCTTTCGGACATCTTTTGTGAATAGTCTATCAGGACATCTAGCACCACGATGCTCTTCGTAGAACTCCTTGTCCATTAGACTACGTATTAATGATAACTCCATATTATACTCCTATGTTGGTAAGACTATCTATGTCTTGGGGGTTTCTGTATTTTAAATCGTCTGTCAAACGTAATGCTTTTACGTCAGGCACATGAGTCTTTAGTTCTCGTACAAACGCTAGTGTCTTGGGTAATGCGTCAGGGTCTAGCGCAACTACTGCCGTAGAGAATTGTGATAAGTATCGCTTGTGTGATTCTGATAGTGATGTACCCAACACAGCAACCCCAACATGCACATCGCTAACTGTTCCAACCACTGCAGCACTTACACAATCCTCTACAACTACTGCGACTTTACCATAGCCATGAGCATAAGGCAAGTCACTTTTTCCATATCGTTTCCACTTAGGTAATCTTTTATCAAGGCTACGTCCTGTAGCGTCAACGATCTTACCCTTGTGTACGATAGGGAACACAACCCTATGATCCTTTACGTCATACATCAACTCAGTAGTTTCTATATCCAGACCATAGGTATTTGCAAATTCTAATACAACCTCATCATTATTATGAGGCACTATATACTCAGGTAAAGTAAAAGGCACTTCAACTATCTCTTCAGCAAATGATCCAAGAGACTTGCGAATGTCCTCACTTGTAAGGTGTACTCTCTTACCTCCTGAGAGTGAGCAAGATACCTTGTAACAATTCCAAAGTATCTGACCCATGTTGTTAGTGATAGTGAATGTCTTCTCCTTATTCTTACACATAGGACAAGTCATGCGTTTAGTTTCACCATCACGTAACTGTAAATCATTTATAAGTGTATTGATATTAACCATTATACACACTTTTAACATGGGCATCACGAGTTGTCAAGGCATTATTTGCACTTGTAAAAGTATTTTTCATGTAGGGTTTAACCGAACTTGGATTTGTATGACCTGTCACTGACATGATCTGCCCAAGTGACACACCTGCGTCCACCATTTCGGTTGTTCCTGTCCTCCGAATGTCCATTAATCGTAGCTCGTCAGACAATCCTGCCTCACGCATGACACCCCTTCCTTTTTTGGATAGTCCATACAAGGAATAGGGTATAAACTCCCCCTGTACAGGCTTTATTTGAGGGCATATGTACCTCTGAAAGCCAAAGTCCTTTCGTTGTTGTTCTAACATGTCAAATAGCTCCTCTGATATGGGTAAAAATACCTCTGCCCTACGCTTGGATTGCTTGATGTGAACCTGCCTATCGTTGATGCTTGTCCACTCTAACAGACGCATATCACCTAGCCTTTGCACCCATTCATAAGCCATCTGAACTATCAGTCCTACGTTCCTAGTGTCAAACTCAGCGTAAGCTGTCTCAAGAAACTTGGTAACATCAGCCCTAGTCCATACTACCTTGCGTTGTATAGGTGACTTACGTGTTACCTGACTGAAAGGATTGAAGGGAGCATCATCAAACTGCACTGCGTATGTGAATAAGCGTGAGCTTACACTACAGGCATGGTTGGCAAAGGTTATCCCTCTGTTCAACCACTTGTTGTATATCTGCTTTGCATCTTTCAGTGTCACAGACTTGTACTTCCTATTGCCTATGTCCTCAGATAACTGACGCATGAAGTATCGGTAGTCTGTCTGTGTCTTGTCACGTAACTGTGCAAAATCCCATGAATCTGTGTACGCTCTAACGATTTGATTGACAGTGCTTGTACTACGTATCTCATTGCTATCCTCCTGATCCTTTCGCCATGTATCTATGATCCTATTGAGATTAGAAGCCTTGCGTTTAGCTGTGGCTAGGTCTTTGCCTAGCTCACAACGTGACACAATGCCCTGATCCACAAACTTCTGTGGTGGATTGAACCTATAGCTATCCATACGCTTCTGTGTAAAACGAGGTAGTGCCATTGCTAATATTTCCTTTCATAAAATGTGAAATTTCCAAACTCATCACAGAATTTTTTTACGCTATCAAAATTTGGTCTTGGTTTTTTACATCTTTTGTCAAATCCTATTTCGTAGTTAAGATAATTTAAAGCCTCTTCTTCGGTATTAAACTCTATATTTTCTACTACTATCTCGTGAACATCACCTTTCCAATCATCCCAATAGAACTCATCACTAGCATCTCTTAGTAAAAATTTACTCATACTGCCACCAAGTCTTGAAACTGCTTGGACTTTACCCACTTGGTAACGTCAAGCTCTCTGTTCCACATGGATACTGCTTCAGTATCTTTGCCTGTGTTACGTAGCTTAAAGCCGTTACGCTCATCAGCATAGCTTGCATAGTTAGTGAAAGCACTGTAGATGCTGTATGCATTAGCACCTCGTGTGCTTACCTCTGCACCATAGAGTGAGTACATCTTCTCTGCCTGTTTGTCAGACATGATCTTCTCAAACAGAGCCTTAACATCTACACTGGCTGTTGATGTGTTCGCCCACTGTTGTAGTGTATTAGCCTGATCGTAGAAGTCTGTTGATGACTGCTCTAGTTGTCTGCCAAAGCCATCTATGCAGAAGTTGGATGTGTTCTTACGCTTCACAATGTCATGCTCACCTCGCACCATCTTGTTTGTGCAGAAGAATGATATCTGTCCATACACCACGATGTTAGAACACAGACCATCAACTCCATGCAGACCTATGATACGCTGTCCAATCTTCTCGCTATGCTTATCTGTATAGATGTCATAGCTTACGTTAGGTAATGTGATGTCCATCATCATGTACCCATCATTACGAGCAGACCTCCAATCAATAGTCATGCCTTCTAGCTCTTCAGCAGATAGCTTGTCCTGCATAGTATTCCATACAGTGTGAGCAAAGTTTGTGTGTGACGTAGTGGTAAAGCCATTACCCACCACGTTAAGGTATGTGTCTGTACCTTTAACCTTGACGTACTTCTTGTCAGGAACTTTGGATGGCTCATACTCCACCTCAAAGTCAAAGTTCTCAGGTACATGAAAGTTAGTTGTTGTTAAATCAAATGGCATTTGTAATCTCCTTTTCTGTTTGGGTTGCAACTGATAGTTAGTTATATAGTTATAACATAGCGTGATGTTAATGTCAAGATATGATCTGACCAATCATCACATGGGTCGTTAGGTATTTCTGCTGAGTTCATTCGCTATCTCCTGTCTTGCGTTCCATCTTATCCAACTGTACATACAGTGATCCTCACCATAGCATAGGTCAATTAGAGAAACAAGGTTATACTTTTTATCTTTCTTCCACTGCCAGTTCCTTGCACTGAATGGTTGATGTACCCTGCCACCTGTCACCACATTGAGTAACATGGACAGAGAGATCAACACACGCAGGCAATAAGAACCTGTGGAACTTGTCCAAGCTTGGACGAATTTGTTAACCACATTTATCATAGGTCTAGCTCCTCCTTAAATTTTTCAATAGTTTCTAATATAAAATCAAATATGTAAGCTTCTTTAATATCTGAGGCTGCCATAGTTTTAAGATAAACATTTATCATCATAAGTAAATCATCCTTTGTTCCTTTCATTAGTTTCTCCTTTCATTTCTTTCAGTACCTTTTCTACTACCTCCTCTTTGGTATGACCAAAGTAAACTGTATCATTATACACGAGGGTATAACTAGGCAGTCCTGCGTCATAGTATTTATTCAGATGTTGATCTTTGACCTGCAAGCCTAGCTCTAGTTTCAGCTTTGATCTTAGCGTTGAGCTTCTTCTTTCGTTCATCATTCTCCTCCCTAGTTATGAACTCAAAGTTCTTTACGTTACGCATCTTCCTAGCTTGCCTTACATAACCATCCTTCTCAGCTTGGTCAACACATACTACTATTAAAGGCATGACCTTAAACATCTCCTTCATTTTCTGTATCTCTTTTTTGTAGTCCTTCATGTGCTTCCTCCTTTGTGTCTGCATCCATAATTGTCTTTATCATGTCAGCCTTCCACCCATCTATGTAACGTAGGTCAGCTATAATCCTCCTCTTTGCTAGGTCTATGTGTGCTTCTTCTTCTTTTTTTTTCGCCATATTATTACTCCCATTATTATCAGCCATACTGCATCCATATCATCATCCCTATAAATATTACCACTAAGACTAGCATAGTAAAATCATTAGGGTCTTTGTTATTCCAATAGCTCATATTCTTTTTCCTTAAAAATAAATTTCTTATTGCAGTAACCGCAGATAGCTTCACCATCTTTCAGTCTATAGTAGACCCTTGGGTGGTCATCTTCACACATAACTGCTTCTGTGTTTACGTACTCTACATTTTCATCCATATTCTACTACCTCACCAGTGTTCCACTTGTCTGCTTCCACTTGTGCTTCCTCCCTTGTGTCAAACAATTTAATGGGTGTGTCCACTGTCCACATAGCACCACACCCTGATTTTACATAGTCAGAGCCATCCTCTTCAAAAGGTTCAATCATTACTGCGTACTTCATTGCCATACTCCATCATTAGTTCTCCACTCCAAGCCTTCCCACTCTAGGTCATGCTCAATGTTTTTCCAAGCTAACTCGTACTCATAATCCCAACACGCAAACAAAGATTCTGTCGCATGAGTATTAACTATTTCGCACATATCATCAGCAGTCTTTTGAGCATAGTCATTCAAGCTAGGCTCATGGTCTAGCGGTAGTTCATTCTTGAATATCATCACTCCATTCCTCTCATTATGTGGGCGATTACATTTACAGTCCAACCATTGCCCAACATCTTGTATCGTTGACTGTTACTGATAGGCTTTATCTCATTAGACATAGATATATCTGGATACTTTCTATGAAACCTACCATACTCAGTGTATCCATCTGGTACTGTCTGTAATCTCTCACATTCCAATGGAGATAATGCCCTCCAATGTAACTCGTCTGTGTTTATCTTAGGTTCTCTGTGTCCACCTTGCATGGTAGTCAAGGCAGGTGACTTGCCTGATGTGGCATACACTCGTTTGATAATGTCATACCCTTTGATGTCAGCCTCACCAACCTGATGACAACCCTTAGTGTCAAACACTAACTGCCTTCTGGACTTCTCGTAGTACATCTTCATGCTACCCCCCTTGAAGTAGTTGGCATCTACACAGTAGGACTTATCTCTGTCCACCATGCCATCTTCAATTATGTGCTTGAGTACAATGCCCTTGTCCTCCCACTCCTCAATAGGAATGTTAGTCCAATACAATCTCTTGCGATTATGTGCAGAGAAGTCAGCACTGTTTATCGTTATGGGTTCACAGAACTCATCTGTACCTAGAGCCTCGCTTATGCCCATAGTGATGCGTAACTCCTGCTCCTTCTTCATAGGTACATTCTCAAACAGAAAGTACTTAGGCTTCAGTCCACGCAAGGCATCAAAGATAAGGTCAGATAGGTCACGTTCATCTCCATCTGCCTTACCCTTGCCTGCCACCGAATACGGTTGACAAGGAAAACCACCCATCAGTAGGTACACATCCTTACCTATCATGTTAGTCCAATTCCTTGCGTCACCATGTCGGATAGCATTGGGATAAGCATACCTACTAACTGCTTCGGCATACTTATCTATCTCAAATGCATGGTACTCAATGTCTGTGTGGCCTAGCTTATCTAAGGCTAGGTGTCCACATGACATGCCATCACATAAACTCGCTACAATCTTGGTCATTAGTTCATCACCTTTTCTTTACTGAAATATTGTTTAGCCATATCTTGTGTAGTTATGTACTCCACACCACTCGCTATGTCCTTCATAAGATATGGCTTTGTCCTAGCCTTGCGTCTGTACCCTGACAGTATGAAAGTTTTACCGTCCATCCTAGCAGTCTTAGACAGATCAAGATTGTGTATCTCTGCCCATTGCTCCAAGTCTTTCTCAGCTTGGGTACTAGCACCATCTACTCTTAGGTTCAGCTTGAATGTTACCTCATCATCATTGAATGATGCGTTACCTACTGTGACCTCGTAACCTTCTATCGCTACCATGCTTTGTAGACTATCTCTCAACTCTTTTACTTTATTTCTGTTTAGCATTTGTTTCCTCCATAATTAAATCTGTGTAGTAAGGACTATCACAATTCTCTGGTTGTGTAAACTTAAATATTTTTTGCAATGGATAAGAGCATCTCAGCTTATCTATTGTGTGATACTCAAGAGGTATACCTTCCGATACGTGCCTATCTAATTCACGCATTGTGTTTACAAGGTCAAGTATCTGTTGCCTCTCTTGTTTTGTTGCTTCGTATATATCCATCTGTTAGTTCTCCTTTAAAAATATTGTTGGTCGTTCAGGTGGCATAGACATGGGCTTGCTAACAGTCTCGTACATCTCAAAGCACTCGCCTGCATCTGCACCATACAGTTTTTCTGCATGGGCATTGCATTGGTCAAGCGTAGTGAAACGCATGACCATTAGCAACCCATATACTGTGACTTGTTCAAGCACTATGCTACTTTGTCCAAGCTTGGACGAGTTGCCTTCAACTGTGCCTTAACAGTCTTCAACTCAGCACGTAGCCTACGTAACTCTTTAGCAGTTTCTGATACGTCATACTTATTAGTAATCGCACCATCAGTAATCAACTTTGATGCTCTGTATCGTATACGATTTACTGGCTCACGCAGTGTGTCAGCTATGAACTGTGCAGTATGGTCTACGTACCCTTCAATCAAAGATATATCGGTAGGTGTGTAGTTATACGTGTACTTTTTAGCTTTCGGAAAGTGAGCAGTATGTGTGCTATAATCCTGCTTAGTGTCGTATGTTGCAAATGCTGTGTTTGTTGTGTTAGTCATAATAATTCCCTCCTTAGTGGGTTAATGTTGAGTTGTGTACATAGCTTTGAACCTCTGGCTCTGGCTCTATGTGCCATTCTTTGATGAAGTCAAACTCCACCTTGCTTTTTGGATACACCACTTTAATCATGCGTAACACATGGTCAATAGCTGATGTTCCATCTGTGACTGTGGGGTAGGTATCATCTACAATAACAGTACCATGCTCCCCATCTACAGTCAACCCTATATGGTAGTATCCGATAGGCTCTCGCTCATCTGTCATACCCCAATCTTTTTTGTATAAAAAGCTAGTCATTACTCCTCCAATTATTGTAAATTTCCATTGCTTTAGCATCTATCATATCTTGCCAGAACTTTTCTGGGTTGTTAAACCATTCCTTCTCTAGCGTGTGCCAGTTTCTATTAACCTCCATTTCTGCTTGTTCGTAGCATCTCTCTTTTATCTGTTCGTTGTATTCGTTACTCATGTTTTACCTTTCTGTTTTTTTTTTATTATGTAGCATGGTAGCTATACCTTGTCAAACATTTATTTTTTTCATCTCTCCTGTCAAACTGTTATATTTCAACCCCAATGTTTTGAGTACCTCATTAGCTAAGTCCATTCTGCCCTTATCATACGTTGACTCTGACACGTAATCTTTATGGTAGCGTGGATTTGATAAGACTATTTTACATAATAAAATCACATCTGCCACATTAAAATCTTGTTCACTCAGGCTCATGCTATCCTCCTAGCTTGCTTGTTCTTACGTGCAAGTTTACGCTCACGCTTCCACTCATCACGCTTTGGTTTTTGTCCAAGCTTGGACACTTTTTTAATTGGTATCTTCTCATATGCTTTAATCTCGTAGTACATTACGCTTCTCCTTTCCTCTGTTATACTTCGCACCTTTACCTTTCTTAGGTGGCACGATCTTAGGTGATCGCCTATCTTGTAGCATAGTTCTTGCTATAGGATTGATAGGTTTAATTAGGGGTAGTTTCATTATGCCACCTTTCTAATTACAAATCCACTTGTGTCATGCCTTGCATCACCTTTAGCTTTCAACCCTACAACTACATTGGTGGGGTCAAGGAAGCGTAGGTCATCAGTATCACCATCAATAACCTTTCTTCCTAAGAAGCATATAGGCAAATCACCTTCAAACACAACTGCCATGCTTGTATTTGTATCTGCACAAGCCAAGTTTATCTTTTTAGCATAATCCATACTAGCTTCACTATATGACAAGGTAAGGTGATAGTTGCTAGGCAAATCTTTATACACCCTAGTATAAATTTTAGTGTAGTCATAGAACTGCACCAATGGATTAGCTTCCATAATACCAAACTTTTCCCACATAATATCAGTAGTTCCATTTAATCTAATGCATGGTTGCTGACCATTCTTTAAGCAACGCTTAGTAAACTTAGTCATATCCTCCTGCAAAATTTCCATAAATAATTTTCTATTTGTATAGAACTGTATCAGCTTACGTTCCCTTGCTGACTGTACATTATGCATCTTACCCCTGCCTGCTGAAACAAGGCAACCTTCATGACAACTTGCCTGCTCTGCAAAGGCGCAAGGATTAACAGTTTTTCCTAGCTCCTCAATAAAAGTTTTGTATGACTTCATATATAAAATAGCAGTCATGTACTCATCACCATTGCCTTTAATTGTTTTGGCATCATTGCCAACGGAAAGTAATTTGTAGTCACCCATTTGTTTTACTCCTGATTTGTCCAAGCTTGGACAAGTTAAATGTTACATTTAAAATGTAGTATTATATAGTTATATTATAGATCGTTTGAATAGTCAAGTGCCACCTGCCTAGCTAGGCAATATAAAAACCATACAAACAAAACATCTCCTACGATTAGAATTGCACCCCCTATAAATAAGTATAAATTCATTTTATAATATTCCTTTCTTCTATTAAATATATAATGTTATTATGTAGCGTCACAATTTCAGCGCGCTTTTTATCTAACAAATTATTTTTATCATCTATTAGTTTACGTTGCGCCTTTACCTTCTCTTTGTATTCTTCAATAGTGTTTAACTTTTTCTCTAAGAATATTAACATTTCTTTATAGGCCATTTGCATAGCGTCCAATTGTTTTTGTAGTTCTATTGTGTCCATAGTTCCACCCCCTATAAATTATGCTTTAGTTTTAAAAGTTGTAGTAAATAATCTGAACTATCAAAATTAGTTTCTTCAGTCCTACAATCTCGACAAGCTACAGCTTCAAATTCTAGGCCATAATCCCTATCGTCTAAGTAAGTTTGTTCTTCATCTGATCTAAGCGTAAAAGCTTTATTACACCCCTCACAAATTTCAGTTGTCATATAATCTAACATTTTTTAAATCCTTTTTATGATTGTTAGTTGTCCAAGCTTGGACAAGTTGAAGCATATAATTGCTTCAGCAAGAACAGTATTAAGAACGTAAAAACCCCAAGCTTTTACACTTGGGGTCAATACTGTTTAAGCTGAAGGAACTAGGGGTTTATGCAACTTTTTTATTCTTAGCGTTTACCATGTCTAAAGTTCTTTTAGCTGATGTTAAAGCTGATATAACTTTTTCAATATCTAATCCTTTAGCGTGACAATGTACGGCCACCATTTTAGCTATTTCAATTTCAGACATTGGCAAGGAAGCTTTCTTTTCTTTAGCTTCAGTTTCTTCAGTTTCAGTGTCTTCAGTGTCTTCAGCTTCAGTGTCTTCATTAACCTTGTTAGCTTTATTCATTTCAGCAAAGAGATTAGTTAAGCTTGTGAATTGTGGATTGGCTCTAGCAAAGTCCATCACTTCATTATGCTCAGCTAATAGCCTTACGCACTCACTAACTCTTTGCTTTGGGAACTTGTCCAAGAAAAGCATCTCTTTAATCTTAGAAGGTATATTTTTATAGCCTTCACTATGCGCTAAAAACTTAGCGCGTTCTTGAAGCTTGCCCAATTCATAAAAGATACCGTTTGGTGATATATCAGCTATGAAAGTTGAGTGATCCTTCTTGGCCCTAGCTTGCCATGTATTCCAAAGCTTAGACGCTTTTGACATATCAGTATTTAAAACACTTGAGCCAGTTTGATTTACATCAACTGAACCTTTCTTTGGTGCTTTAGCTTTAACTGATTTAACAATCTTTTTTACATTAGCTTTTGTTTTAGTTGCTTTAGTCATTTTTTAAATCCTTTGTTTGTTTAAGTTGTCTGGACACAGCTTGCGCCAGAACTTTGTTAGATCATACATTTAAACTAAACACAATAGTTATTTTAAAAAATATTTCATATTCAAATTTCGTCCAAGCTTGGACAAGTTTATTGGGGTGTTTTTGGTGCATTATATATACAAGGGTTTTCAATCGTGAACATAAAGAGAACAAACGCTAGAAATTAATTTTATGTAGTTACATAGCTAAAATAGTAAATGGCTCTGTATGGCTCTTAATCTGGAGCTATGGCCATAGGGGGGTATATTTGCACGCACTAAGCAATTTTCACTCTTTTCACTCAAAACACGCTTTAAAACCAAGTATACTTGAAACAACTGATAGCATATGAGTTGTTCACCCTAGTAAATCAGTCTATTTCATTGGGGTTTGGGGTTTCTTGGTGGATTGTTTGGGGTGAGAAACAAAAACCATAGATTATATTTAACGCGATAAGTATTTTTTTCGCACGCGCTTGGGCAGGCGTGGGCCGTGTGGGGGGTGTGCGTTAGCGTATACACATAAATACACAGATCAGGTTTTTTCACTGTTAACCACTAAGGCAACTGGCAGCTATATATGTATCATTATTGCAACACTTACAAATAAAATGACTATATTGTGTGATATTTATGCAACACTAGGTATTTTTTACTTGACAGCCTTTACAAAAACTGGTATAATTAAGTATAACTAAAACATGCAGCACACTTAAAGTGTATACACTTAAACTATCCCTTATATATTAACTCTATAATACATTTAAATGAATCATTTTAAATGGTATATAGGTATATTATACGTACAAATTAAATTAAGGCTTGACTTTGGCACGAAAATCAGTAAAACTATACACAGATAATGTAATAGAGGCATTTTATGATGCTATACGTACTAATACACTACACAGATTACATATACCTCACAGTGATGTCTTCTACGTAAGGACAGCAGTAGAGGCACATTATGGTCGTTCATTTACATTGAAAGAAGTAGAGGACGCAATGAGAGCAGAAGGATGGAGTGACAATGGCTAGTAAGGGAATTATAAAAGTCAGTGAATTAAAGGGAATGTCAATGAAAGATTTGACTACGCTGATTAAAGAAGTTAGGGCTGTGTCTAATAAAGTGGCTGCAGAAGTAGCAGCTAAAATATTTGGGGGTACTGTTACTGAGTTAGGTGGACCAAAGTTAGAAGATAAAGAATATATAAATATTCCTCAAATGATAGAAACTCAAAAATTAAAAGAAGAAAAAAAATTTAGAGAGGCAGAGAAAGAAAATTTTAAAATAACAGATCCTGACAAATTAGAAAAGTTAAATAAGGGAGAACCTGTAGGTCTTAACTTTAACAACAGAGGTGGACTCACTAAGAGTGGTCATAAGGACTATCGTGGAACTGGAATGTTTTATGGTGGTATGTCTAAGAAAAAGTAATAACGGACTTGCAATAATGTCTGTGGTGTAGTATACTAATATATGTTATAACTACTTTGTATCAAATGATACATTTGTTTTAAAGGAGTTACAACATGAAATACGTACACAAACTTTGGTCAAGTTACTTAGACTATCAGGAAAAACGAGCAGCGTACATGGCTTTGCAAGCCCTGACAGATTATCAACTTAGAGATATAGGTATAGGCAGCCGCAGCGATATTAGACGAATGGTATGGCACAATAAAAATCAATGTTAGATCAGTACATAAAAGAACTACTAAGCCACTGGAATATGCAGAAGACTAAGACATTACTAATAGCATTATTTGTAATATGGTCAGCTTATTTCATAGTGGAATATTTATAAAGGAGACTAACTATGAGAAAATATTTTAAACGACTATGGTGTGCAATCATAAATAGAAAGTGTTCCGACACTTGCACATGCTTAGATGACTAGAGGATTGTTACCACTTAATACCCCAACGTGGAAAACAACGTCTGTTGTATTTGTAGACACAATATGCCTGTCATTAGTGGTAGGCTTACTTGTATCTATTGTCAATACGTGTTTGACTTTGAGATAGCAAAAGCGTGGATAGCCCACGTAAGTAATGTAAGGTATAATAATGACACAAAAGAAATTCCAACAGCACAGCGAGTACGAGGACTACGATCTAGATGGGGATGGAGTAGTGACTGACGAAGAGTTAGCACACGTTAAAGAGATCAACAAGACTGAAGCAGATCTACGTAAACAAAAAGCACAGCGTAGAATGGCTACAGCTACATTAATAGGTATGGGAGCATTTACAGCAGGAATGTTTTTTATGCCTATTGAGCATATAGAAGCACTATCAGACTTATCCAACTTGTTTTATATATCAGGAGCAGGTATAGTTGGTGCGTACATGGGAACATCCGCTTGGATGTCAAACAGAAGTAAATAAGGAGAATACTAATGGCAATGAAAGCAGCACCTAGTGGAAGTAAAGGAAAAGGTTTAAGTAAGCTACCTAAAAGTGTAAGAAATAAAATGGGTTACATGAAAGGTGGTGGCATGTCTAAAAAGACTAAAGGCTATGCTATGGGCGGTATGAAAAAAACTAAAGGCTACGCTAAAGGTGGAATGAAGAAAACCAAAGGCTATGCTAAAGGTGGCAAAGTAAAAAAATAAGTGTCGTACTTAATTAGTAACGTACCACATTTTAAATGTTGGGTACGTAGAGAGTTTACTTGTAACCACCAAGACTATCACGGTGAATTTTTACACGCAATGGTATTTGCAGTAAACACAATACCTGACAGGTCGTTAAGCTTTCAGCTAGTATTTACAGGCTGTGAGATAGACAGAGAAGATGGACCTGAAGAAAATGTACACGGTGGAGCAATGTGGGCTAGGATGCCCATACAGGCTCTTGTAGCCGATATACCAGTAGATGAGTGGGCAGTACCAATGGAAGACCACATGTGTCAACCTTGGGATTGTGAGTCAAGACATCACAGTGTAATAGTGATGGATAGAGTTAGTTCCTCACCGTGGCTATGTAAGATAGGCAATGAGTTTTATACAGGTAAGTATTTATTTACGGTTGACTATACAGACAGTGATATAGCTGATGATCCTGCACAACATAAACAGTCACATGTTTTATACTTGACAGATGCAGGACAGTGGACAGGAAACTTAGTAGCACTGCCCAATAATAGAGTTAGAGCTACAAGCCCTGCTCTTTGGAGAACTGGAGAGGGTGCGCCTGACTTTACACCGTCACAGTGGACGCACTCAGCAGAGAGCCACGAAAGTTATCTAGATCCATCGGTAACATTTAATAATTTATATAAGAGTAGATATGGCAACAAAAGCAAAAACAACAGTAAAAAAAGTAGCAAGTAAATTACGCAAAGCTAGTAAAGCCCATGCAGGTCAGGCTAAAACTTTATCAGCCTTAAAGCTAAATAAAGGTGGTAGCACTGTAAACAAAGCAGGTAACTATACTAAACCTACTATGCGTAAAAATATATTTAATCGCATTAAAGCAGGCACTAAGGGTGGTGGAGCAGGTCAATGGTCTGCTAGAAAAGCTCAGATGCTTGCTAGTGCTTACAAAAAAGCAGGCGGTGGCTATAAGTAATGGCACTAGCAAAAAGTCAACAAAGTCTTAAATCATGGACTAAACAAAAGTGGAGAACCAAGAGTGGTAAACCATCAGCAAAAACAGGAGAACGCTACCTACCTTCCGCAGCTATCAAAGCCCTATCTCCGCAAGAGTACGCAGCAACTACTAAAGCTAAGAGAGCAGGTAAACGAGCAGGTAAGCAGCATGTTAAGCAGCCAAAGAGTGTTGCAAAAAAGACGAGAGCATATAGAAAGGTATAAATGGCAGACAACGTAATTAACATAAATAAAAAAGACTACAAGGTAGATGACCTAGATAATAAGTCTAAATACATTGTAGCACAAATAAGAGACTTAGAAGGTAAAGTAGCCTCTGCTAAGTTTCAGTTAGATCAACATGAAATAGCTAAACAGCAATTTGTAAATATGCTTATCAGTGCCGTTGAGGGAAAACCTAACGGTAAGGATAGCTAATGTTTAATATTGCAGGTACGTTAATATCTTCAGTTGGCAGCCTAGCTTCCACTTACCTAGATGGTAAGGTTGCAGCCAATAAAGCTGAAGCACAGATTCGTTTGAAGGAAGCTACAGGCGATATAGATTGGGATCTAGCTGCTATTAGGGCATCTCAGAGTTCGTGGAAAGACGAGTGGATAACTGTACTTTTCTCCATTCCTTTAGTACTGTCCTTCTGTGGTGATTGGGGTAGGGAGATAGTAGCAAACGGCTTCACTGCTCTGGCAGGGATGCCTGATTGGTATCAGTATAGTTTAGGTGCAGTTGTAGCTGCGTCACTAGGAACTAAAGGAGTAGCTAAATTCTTTGGTCCTAAGAAGAAGTAATGAAAGTATTTCTTTATGTTATGTTTTTAGTAAATGAACAGTGGTGGATTGACCCTAACTTTCCTCCTGTAATTATGCAAGATGCACAACAATGTAGAGCAATGGAAAATTACTTTGATATTAATATAGGATTAATACAAGACAACGAACATAAAATAGGGTGTATTCAAACAAATGACATATGGGAATTTCTTGTTGAAACATATGGATCAAGGCCCTATAAAGATAGTAAAGTTTAAACCCCAATATTTAGGCGAAAGACGGATGCCTATGGAAAGACTTAAAAATAAAAGGAAGTACACAAATGGCTTATACACTGTCGAGCAGATCTCTAGACAAACTAGAGGGCGTAAATGAAGATCTAGTTAAGGTTGTTAAAAGAGCAATAGAACTAACTAAAATTGATTTTGGTGTTATTTACGGAATGAGAACACAAGAAGAACAGCAGAAGTTGTTTGACGCAGGAAAGTCACAGACTATGAAGAGTAAGCACCTAACAGGTGACGCAGTAGACTTGATGGCATATGTAGATGGAAAGGCAAGTTGGGAACTTAACCTGTATGACGATTTAGCTGACGCTATGAAATGGGCAGCTACAGAGTCTGGAACTAAGGTTCGTTGGGGAGCAGCTTGGCATATACCTGACATATCTACTTGGGATGGCACAATGGAAGAAGCTATGATGGCTTACATTGACCTACGCAGATCTCAAGGCAGAAGACCATTTATTGATGGTCCACATTTTGAACTTAATTAAAGGTAAGTAGTATGGCACAAGATTTAGAAAGAATAGAAGACCTTCTTAAATATAAAAAAACTGGTTCAGGAAAACTGGCTGATAGATTAATTGCTGATGTAGTTAAAAAAAATATTATAGATAGTGATAAGACAGATAAAAAAATGAAAGAAAATACAGAAAAGTATAAAGATAGAGGCACATCTGGTAGAAAACATGCTAAAGAATTAAATAAAAAATTAGCAGCGGCATATAGAAAAAGGATGCTTAAACGAGTAGAGAAAGGTAACAAAGATTTACAAATACTTGGAAGTTACGGAATAGATGCTCCAAAGTCTAAAGGTTTTAGGACTAAAAATACTGGAGATACTAAGGACGATATAAAAGTAAGTTTTGGTTCTCGTGTACAAGATGATCGTTTTGATTTTGATGATAGTCCAGATCCAGATCCAAGGGATAATCCATTTAGAGAGAAAAAAGATTTACCTCCAAATAGAACCCCAAACAGACCAAAGCCAAAACCAAAGCCAAAAGATGAAAAACCAAGACCCATGAATAGAGGTGGTCTTACAGGACACACAGATTATCGTAAGACAGGCATGTTCTATGGTGGAATGGCTAAGAAAAAGAAGTAATGGACATCAAAGTATCCATAGGGCTTGCTGCAACTTTGGCAATGCAAATCTCTGCTGCAGTTTGGTACGTAGCTCAGACGGATGCTACCATTAAGGACTTATCAGCTACGGTTGCTGAACTAAGTTCTGCTAACTTAAAGAGAGATGTAGATGTTAACGCTAGTAATATTACAAACATTGACGGTGACGTTAAATCTTTAGGCACTCATTTAGCTAGAGGCATAGGTGATAGCAATGACATACTTAGACGTATTAGCGTACTGGAGACAGATGTAATGTACATGCAGAGAGAAATATATAGGAATGATCGCTAATGGCAAAAGGCACAATGAAAGGTCATACTATTGGTGGAGGTCACAAGCGTCCTACTAAAGCAGGCGCAGGTATGACTAAGAAAGGTGTAGCTAAATACCGAAGAGATAATCCCGGCAGTAAACTGCAAACGGCTGTTACAGGCAAAGTAAAACAAGGCAGTAAAGCTGCGAATAGACGTAAATCATACTGTGCAAGATCAGCAGGACAAATGAAACAATTTCCTAAAGCAGCAAATAATCCTAATAGTAGACTGCGACAGGCAAGAAAAAGGTGGAAGTGTTAAATGGCAAATGTACCTCAACAATCTACAGAATCACAAGATGCACAAATTCTAATAGAACTTATAGGAAGAAATGATCCTGATATAAATACTAATTTTTTATTAGATAAGTTTACGCAAAAACATGGAGAAACAGCCACCAGTAATTTAATCACTCATTTATTTTCTATTGGTTTAGTTGAAGGTGGTCATAGAGGTATGATACATATGCCTCCAACAGAAAAAAATAAAGATTATAGAGATGTACAGCGTATAAAGAGATTTATGAAACCTATAGTGGATCAATTTAAACAATACCAAGGAACAGGGAATCCTATACCAGAAGAGTTAAGAAAGCGTTATACAAGAGTATATAATAAATTTATTGCACCTTTTGAGGAAAGAAGAGCTATAAAGGATATGCAAAAATACTTTGCTTCTCGTCCTGATATGTCTATGGAAGAACGGCAAATGAGAATGATGAAGATGCGTCAGGAGTTAGCCGAAAATAGAAGAAGGGCTACTGGTAATGAATACTTTGACATGATTAGTAGACCCAGACCTCAAGACATGGCACAACAAGCAGTAGATCCAAAAACAGGTAAACCCTATACACAGGAGCAACTACAAAATATTATGAATCAAAGAGAAGCTGCACGTAGGCTTCAACAAGCCACATCTAGATTTAATCAATTAATGAATCAACAACGAAAAGCAGATGCCTTTAATGCTAGACCAGAATCAGAACGTAATGGATTAATGGCAGCAGGTTTAACCGATAAAGAAAAAGAAGAGGTAAAACAACTACAAGCGATGTTACAACAAAGGGTTATGCCTACACAAACTATAACTGACGAACAAAGAGATATGGCAATAAAGGCTCTTAATCCTGATAGGAAAATAGTAGATGCGCCTAGACCGCCAACACAAACTAAAGAAGATAAGAAACCAAAAATAAAAAAACCACCAAGCCGTCCACCTCGTAGACCTCCTGCTCCTGCAGGATGGAGAAGAGATCCTAGAACAGGCAAGTTAATACAGGGTAGCACCAGAAGAATAAGAAGAAGAGAGCAGACAACAGACACAAAAACAGGAATGGGCAATAGAAGACAGTTTACTGCTACAGGTTATTACGGTCCTGCAGATAGGTTTTATACGTATGGAACTGGTCCTGCTCCTAATTTTACTAAAGATAACTTTACTAAACAACAAGCAGGAATTAAACCTAAAGGAACTTTTGTTTCTACCCCAATATCTATACCTAAACCAAAAATGGGATTAGGTTCTATGCAAGGACCAGTATAATGGCACGAGAATTAACAGATAAACAACAAAAGTTTTTACAAGTATTATTTGATGATGCTTATGGTAGTGTAGGTAAAGCTAAAAAACTAGCAGGCTATGCTGAAGGCACAAGCACCACAGATATTGTAACTGGATTAAAGGAGGAGATACTTGAAGCGACTCAAATATATATGGCATGTAATGCTCCTCAAGCTGCCGTTGCACTGGCAGGTGGGGTACTTGATCCAACTCAACTTGGCATACGAGATAAACTCTCGGCTGCGAAAGAATTACTTGACCGCACTGGTCTGGTTAAGACTGAGAAGCTACAAGTAGAGGCATCAGGTGGGGTAATGTTAATGCCTCCTAAGAAACAAGAAGAGGAAGAATAAAATGTCTGAAAAACTCATAGCATATATAGAAAAACAGATGAAAAAATTATCTAATAAATTAAACAGTTCTGATTTATCAAAAAAAGATAGAGTAGGAATTGAAAAAGATATAATTAGATTACAAGGAGATTATAATAAAATATTAGGTATAAGTTCTACTTTTAGTAGGGGTGGTAGTGTAACATCTAAAAAGAAATATGGTATAGTAGATAATCTTAAAAAGAAAAAATGAATAGATCATTAGGACGTTTTAAACTACCGCAGCCAGTAGATATACAAGAAGAAAATGAATGGCTACCCATACCTAAAATAGCACGTACAGTTCCCTTTGGGTATAAGACTAATGAAGAAGACCCAGATATACTAGATCCTATTTCAGACGAGTTAAACAAATTACAGCAAGCTAAGAAATATCTAAACCAATATTCTTATAGAGAGGTAGCAAACTGGTTAAGTACAAACACAGGCAGATCTATATCCCACGTAGGTTTAATGAAACGATTAACAAATGAGCGAAGACACAAGAACCAAGCTACAAGCCTCCGCAAATGGGCAGACTATGCGAAAAAGGCTCTCGCCAAAGCGGAAAAAATTGAAACCCAAAGAACAGGTGCAAGAGGAAAAGTCGCTACAGCCTAAAGTAGAGGCACAACCACTTAGAATAGAAGAGACACGTAATGTTATATTCAAACCTAATGATGGACCTCAGACAGATTTTCTTGCCGCTTCCGAAAGAGAAGTTCTCTATGGAGGCTCTGCAGGTGGTGGTAAGTCTTATGCTATGTTGGCTGACCCTCTCCGCTATATGGGCAATCCTAGTTTTAGTGGTCTTCTTCTCAGACACACTACAGAAGAACTTAGAGAACTAATATATAAAAGTCAAGAGTTATACCCTAAAATATGGAAAGGTATAAAATGGTCAGAAAGAAAGATGCAGTGGACTGCACCATCTGGCGCAAAACTTTGGATGTCATACCTAGACAGAGAAGACGATGTGCTACGCTACCAAGGTCTAGCATTTAGTTGGATAGGGTTTGACGAACTTACACAGTGGGCTACTCCGTTTGCTTGGAACTACATGAGATCAAGATTACGTTCTACTGATCCGCAGCTTCCAGTGTACATGAGAGCTACCACTAATCCCGGAGGTCGAGGACATCACTGGGTTAAGAAGATGTTTATTGATCCTGCTCCATATAACAGGGCATTTAATGCTACAGATATAGAGACAGGAGAGGATTTAAAGTACCCATCAGGGCATGAAAAAGCAGGTAAGGCACTATTTAAAAGAAAATTTATACCTGCAAGATTGACTGATAACCCCTATCTATCTACATCTGGTGACTATGAAGCAATGCTTCTTTCGCTACCAGAACAACAAAGAAGACAGTTACTAGAAGGTGATTGGGATATTAAAGAAGGCGCAGCCTTTACAGAGTTTGATAGAAACATACATGTTATTGAACCTTACAGTATACCAAATAACTGGGTAAAGTTTAGAGCATGTGACTATGGATATGGAAGTTACTCTGCTGTAGTCTGGATAGCAGTAGCTCCTAGTGAACAATTAATTGTATACAGGGAACTATATGTATCAAAAGTACTGGCTACTGATTTAGCTGATATGATACTGGATCTGGAAGCAGGCGATGGAAATATTCGGTATGGTGTGTTGGACAGTAGCCTTTGGCATAAACGTGGGGATACTGGTCCATCTTTGGCAGAACAGATGGTACAACGAGGTTGTCGCTTTAGACCGTCAGATCGCAGCAAAGGCTCTAGAGTCTCAGGAAAGAATGAACTCCATAGACGATTACAAGTTGACGAGTTTACAGAAGAACCAAGATTAGTGTTTTTTAATAATTGTACAAATATAATATCGCAGTTACCTGCACTACCAATAGATAAGAAAAACCCAGAAGATATTGACACACACTCAGAAGACCACTTGTATGATGCGCTAAGATATGGTATAATGTCAAGACCACGTTTTAGCATATTTGATTACGACCCAACAATGAATCAAACTAGAAATATGCCTGTTGCCGATGCAACATTTGGATATTAAGGAAAATAAATGGCAGAAGAAGATAAAATTTTAATTGAAGAAAATGCAATAGCTTTAGAAGATAGCGAAGACTCTATACTTGAGGACTCTTCCTCTGCAAATATTATTCCTTTTATTAGGGAACGCTATAAAAAAGCAGAAGACTATAGAGAACAAGATGAACAACGGTGGTTAAGATCATATCGAAACTATAGAGGTATATATGGTTCAGATGTACAATTTACCGAAGCAGAAAAATCAAGAGTATTTATTAAAGTTACCAAAACAAAAACTCTTGCTGCATACGGACAAATTGTTGACGTATTATTTTCCGCAAATAAATTTCCCTTAACTATTGAGCCTACTAAACTACCAGAAGGTGTATTTGAAGATGTAAATTTTGATCCAAATAAACCTGAAGCTATTCGTAAAGGACTAGAAACAGAAACTCCTTATGGTTTTGCAGGAGATGGTAAAGATCTACCTGCAGGTGCTACACAAAAATCATTAACACTTGGACCTTTAGAAGAAAAACTTAGTGAAATAACTGGATTAGAAGCAGGAGCAGGTAAGACTCCTAGTGCTGTTACATTTAGTCCTGCTATGATAGCAGCAAAGGGTATGGAGAAGAAGATACATGATCAGCTACAAGAGTCAAGTGCTAATAAACATTTAAGAAGCACAGCATTTGAAATGGCTTTATTTGGTACTGGTGTAATGAAAGGTCCGTTTGCTGTTGATAAAGAGTATCCTAACTGGAGTGAAGACGGTGAGTATGATCCAACTATTAAAACTGTACCACAAGTTTCCCATGTATCAGTATGGAACTTTTATCCTGATCCTGACGCAAATAATATGGACGAGGCACAGTATGTTATAGAGAAACATAAGCTATCAAGATCCCAGTTAAGAGCATTAAAACGTAGACCTTACTTTAGAGACAAAGTTATAGAAGAAGCTATAGCAGACGGAGAAAACTACACTAAAGATTATTGGGAAGATGATTTATCTGATTATGCACCAGAGCATAACATTGATAGATTCGAAGTTCTTGAGTATTGGGGTATGTGCGATATTGAAATGCTTAGAGAAGAAGGTGTTGAAATACCAGATGAAGTAAAAGATTTAGATGAAATTTCTGTAAATGTCTGGGTATGTAATGGTAAGTTATTACGTATGGTGCTTAATCCATTTAAGCCTGCTACTATTCCTTACATGGCTGCACCCTATGAACTTAATCCTTATAGCTTTTTTGGTGTAGGTATTGCAGAAAATATGGACGATACCCAAACACTAATGAATGGGTTTATGCGTATGGCGGTAGATAATGCTGTATTGTCTGGTAATTTACTTATAGAGGTAGATGAAACTAATCTAGTTCCCGGCCAAGATTTATCGGTATATCCCGGAAAAGTCTTTAGAAGACAAGGGGGTGCGCCCGGCCAAGCTATCTTTGGTACAAAGTTTCCTAATGCTTCAAACGAAAATTTACAGCTATTTGATAAAGCAAGGGTGCTTGCAGATGAAAGTACTGGCTTTCCTAGTTTTGCTCATGGGCAAACAGGTGTACAGGGTGTAGGTAGAACTGCGTCAGGTATGTCTATGCTTATGAACGCGGCTGCAGGTAGCATTAAAAATGTTATTAAAAATGTAGATGACTATCTACTAAAACCTTTAGGTGAAGGATTATTTAGATTTAATATGCAGTTTGATTTTGACCCAAAGATACGAGGAGATCTTGAGGTTAAAGCTAGAGGCACAGAAAGTTTAATGGCTAATGAAGTTCGTAGTCAGAGATTAATGCAATTTTTACAAGTAGCATCTAATCCTGCTCTTGCTCCTTTTGCTAAAATGGATTACATTATTCGTGAGATTGCAAAAGCTCTTGATCTTGATCCAGATAAAGTTACTAATGATATGAGAGAGGCTGCATTACAAGCTGAACTTATGAAAGGTTTTCAACAGCCACAACAACCCCAAATGGAAGGGCAACCTCCTGCAGGCGCAGATGCAATGGATATGACAGGCGCAGGTGGAGGAACAATAGGTACAGGACAAGTACCTATGCCACAGGAACAAGGATTTAGCGGAAATGGACAAGCAGCTACTCAGCCACCTCAAGCCGTTGGTGAACAACAAGGAGATGTTGGACCACTTCAATAATTATGTAGATGCTGTAATTCAACAGCAACATAGAGTTATGGAACAAACCGATAACATAGTTGTATTACACAGAGCGCAAGGTGCTATACATAGTCTACGTAAATTAAAACAGTTAAGAGATGAGGTAAATGGAAGCACTAAGACCTAATAGAGAAATTGTAGAAGAGGCTACAGGAGAGAATACCAGAGCAGGTAGATTAATAAAAAATATTACAACGTATAATCAAGGAGGAGCAGTAATGCAAGATCAAATGAAAATGGCTTTCATGGATGAAGGCGGCTTAAAAGATGAGGGTGGAGAAGTTGAACCTACCTCTGGTAATGATGTTCCTTCTGGTTCATTAAAAAAAGAAGTAAAAGATGACATACCTACAATGCTAAGTGAAGGGGAGTTTGTATTTCCTGCAGACGTAGTGAGGTACATTGGACTTGAAAAACTTATGAAGCTACGTCAAGATGCTAAACAAGGTTTGAAGATGATGGAAAAGATGGGTCAGATGGGTAACTCTGATGAGGCCACTGTACCTGATGACTTGCCCTTTGGTATGGCAGACTTAGTTGTAATAGCAGGCGGTAAAGATGAACCTAAAGAAATGGCAGAAGGTGGTGTACTTAGAGGACAGCAAGGTTTGTTTGCTGATCCTAGATTTGCAGGACAAAATGTAGCTCCTACTCCAACATACACACCTGCAGAAATAGAAAACCTAAGAACAGGTTTACGTGGTCAGTTTGATGAAATACAAGAAGACATTAAACCACCAGAAGATGAAGAGACAGAAGATCCTGTTGCTACACCTGAAGTAGCAGAAGTTCAAGCACCAGAACCAGAGTCAGGGTATGATAAAAGACGCAGAGAAACACGAGGCTTTAACAAGTATATAGAAGAACAACAACGTGCAGGTGGAGACTTTGCTACTGTTAAGAGCTACGAAGATAGAGATGCAGTAGATTGGTTAAAGGCTGCTACAGATATAAACGGACTCATGGGAGATGTTGTTACTAAGTTGCCCATAGTTGGTGACTTGGTAAATTTAAGCTATAAAGGTGCAAGAGATTATATAGATAACTTACGTACAAGTGGAGAATTTAATGCCTTAGATGAAGACACTAAATTTGCGTTAGAGATATTTGAAAAGTCTAAAAAACCAAAGGGCATACTCTCAGTATTAAAAGATGTATTTCAAGGTAAAACACTTAAAGAAGCATTTACACCTGAAGAGTATGAAGAGCTTACAGAAGCAGAACTTGCTAAGATTAAAGCCATAAGAGATAAAGCTGTAGCTGCAGCAAAGAAACGAAAAGAAGAGTATAGTAACTTATCTGCTACAGATAGAACACAAAGAAGACAGTTTAAAGTAACAGGTATATTTAACGATGGTCAAGGTAATATAATACAAATGAAAGGTGATCAGGTTCTTTATCAAGTTGACGGTAGAAATACCTATGTTAATATAGCAGACATAGCTGACGCAGGAGATGATCCATCATTGTTAATGGAACGTATACTAGCATCTAGATATAAAGGATATGATGCAAATGGTAAACCTATAGCAACAAGAGATGAAGACGAAGTAGCGGAGGCCATGCCTGAGTATGTGCAAGGATATGAAGCAGATCTTGTTTCAGCAAGTAATGCTGAGGCTACAAATGACTCAAGCGATAGTGATGGCAATCAGGCTTTTGATGATGATGATAATACAGGTGAGGGTACTGATGAGATAGACCTTACAGAAAATCAAAATGAAAATATTTTTGGACCTGACGAGGGTGGTAAACCAGTATCAGAACTTAATCAACTAGAAAGACTACAAGCAGGATTATCTTTTGATCCTGATAAAATGGGTGAAGGACCAGAAAAAGAAGCATATAAAGAGTATGTTGCAGGATTAAGTCAATATGTGCCTGCAACCACTGCACCAGAAGTAGAAGACATAGCGAACAAAGAAGAAGAAAAAGAGGTAGATCTACCATCAGAAGATACATCAGAAGATGCTTTAGATTTTGATCTTAACTATGATGATTTTACAGACTTAGAAAAAACTGTAGAGTTAGATGATCCTGCAGATACATCTTACTTACAGAGCGGTAGTCCTGAACAGGTAGGTGGTCTATCATCAGAAATGGACGATAAAGGTATTGCACAATTAGAAAATTTAGTTCCTGCAGAAGTAGAAGCAGAAGCACCTATAGAAGCAGGAGATCCTGACAAGCTAACAAAAGATGACTTAGATGGAACTTTTAGTACATGGTTTAAATATAAAACTCAAAATCTTTTTGATGGATCTGATGATAAAGAACCAGTTGAGCTAGATCCTTTTGGTAGTAAAATGACTGACTCACAAAGAACTGTAAACAATATAATTGCTAGAACTAAAGATAACAAAAGAAAAGCAGAGATCCAAGCAGCAGTTGATAAAGCAAAAACACCTACAGAAAAACGAGATGCTGCTATAGACGTACTATTAAAAACAGGAGATGGTGGTAAAGGATCATCTCAAGGAACAGTAGATATTGTTGAAAATATTAGAAAAAGAAAAAAGAAAGAAGCAGATAAAGTAACTATTCCTGATGCACCTAAATATGTAGCACCTACTGCACCTACGATAGATTATGATGCAGGAAAGACACCTTCAGTACCATCTGTAGGACCGTTTGCTAAAGGTGGACTAGCTAAACAAAAAGTTAAGAAGCCTGCAAAGAAGAGGAAAGGTGGACTAGCCTCTAAAAAGAAATAGACCACATATAATCTGGCTACCAATCCCCCATATTGGCTACGATTGCCCTAGAAAAGGAGAACGACAATGGCTGAAGCTGCTGTTATGACTGAGGAGGCAACACCTAAGAAAGTTGCATTTGTTGATAGACCTACCGCTAATGACGATAGGATTAAACAAGATGAAGAAGAGTTAAAGGAACTTATTCAAGATCACAAGGGAGAAGCTACAGAGTCTGAAGAAGCTGAACCCAAGACTGCTGAAGAAAAAACTTTTAAAAAGCGGTATGGTGACTTGCGTAGACACTCTCAACAAAAAGAGGGAGAACTACAAACTCAAATAGATGCACTTAAAAAACAACTAGATGAGTCTACTCGCAAGGAAATAAGTTTACCAAAGTCAGATGAAGATATTGAGGCATGGTCTAAACAATATCCTGATGTAGCTGCAATAGTAGAAACTATAGCTATTAAAAAAGCACAAGAGCAAACGATAGAGCTTGACAAACGTGTAAAAGAAATAGATACTATGCAGTCTAACGTACACAAGGAAAAAGCAGAAGCTGAACTTCTTAGCTTACATCCTGACTTTAATGAAATAAGAGAGACTGATGAGTTTCATAACTGGGCAGAAGATCAGCCTAAGTGGATACAGGATGCTCTCTACGAAAATGAAAACGATGCTCGTTCTGCATCTAGAGCTATTGACTTATATAAAGCGGATATGGGTATTAGTAAGAAAAAACCTGCAACATCAAAAGATGCTGCTCGTTCTACTAATACTAAAAGTACACGCACAAAATTACAAGAAGATAGTTCTAGCGATTATTTACGAGAATCTGCTGTTCAAAGTATGTCAGCCAAAGAATACGAAAAAAACCAAGACGATATTATGGAAGCAATACGTAGTGGTAAATTTGTATATGATATATCTGGCAATGCAAGATAAGTGTTGACAAATACTTTATTTTAAGTATAACTATATGTTATAATGTTTATTTACCCTATGTAGTATAGCAACTTAATAAACATACCATAGCAAGCTCCAGAAAGTTTGAATTACTCTGTGACATAAAAGCCCAAAGGTATAAGTGAGCGCAACATTTATAGTTTTGCACCTTTTTGAATAGACCTTTAAAGTGTAGTGGTGTTTTGCATTTGACAAGTTTTAATATGAAAGGATTTTAATCATGGCATTTAAAACTGCAGCAGGCTATGGTAATCTGCCCAATGGTAACTTTTCACCAGTTATCTATTCCAAGCAGGTCCAGTTAGCCTTCCGAAAAAGTACGGTTGTTGGTTCAATCACTAATTCGGACTATTTTGGCGAAATTTCCGCAATGGGAGATACCGTCAGAATTATCAAAGAGCCTGAGATTACCGTCAAAGAGTATGCTCGTGGAGCGCAAATAACTCCGCAAGATCTTGATGACGAAGATTTTACGCTTGTTGTCGATAAGGCAAATTATTTTGCTTTTAAAATGGACGATATTGAAGAAGCTCATTCACATGTGAATTTTTCACAGCTTGCTTCTGATCGTGCCGCATATCGGTTAGCCGATCAATATGACCAAGAAGTTCTTGGATACCTCTCAGGCTTTAAGCAATCAAGCATAAGCTCTCTAGCAGGCACAGCAAACGACACTGTTTCAGGGTCAAAGGCTGTATCTACTGCAGGGTCTGATGAATTGCTAACAAGCATGAAGTTGAGAAAAGACTCTTTTGGTAACATCACTACATCAAGTGCAGGTGATCACTCTATTCCAATAGCTCCAAGGCTAGGCGGTGCAACAGCGCAAGCTACTGCAACTGCTACACCTTTGCAAGTTATTGCTAGAATGGGCAGATTACTTGATACACAGTTTGTGGATACACAAGGTAGATGGTTAGTACTACACCCAACTTTTGTTGAAGTTTTAAAGGATGAAGATTCTCGTCTTTTAAATTCAGACTTTGGTGAGTCAGGTGGACTACGAGCAGGTCTAGCTATTGGTAAAATTCATGGCTTTGATGTTTACATGTCTAATAACCTACCATCTGTAGGTACAGGCCCGGGAACATCTGGCTCTGCAAACCAAAACTCAAACTACGGTGTTATTGTTGCAGGTCATAGTTCTGCTATTGCTACTGCAGAACAAATCAACAAGACCGAGACATATCGTGACCCTGACAGCTTTGCTGACATTGTTCGTGGTATGCATTTGTACGGCAGAAAGATCCTCAGACCAGAGGCAATCGCAACTGCTAAATATAACGTAGCGTAGGGAGGAATACACAATGGCAACTTATGATATGACATCAAAAGACACTACTGGTGTTTCTTCTAACTCTCTAGCAGTCCTACCAACACAAACTGGTATGGGTGTAATGCGTATGGTTCAAGCTTACTTGGACATTGACGCACTTGTTGCTGCAGGGTATTCAGGCGCAGATGGTGACATCTTTCAACTACTTGAAATTCCTGCAGGATGCTTAGTGCTATTTGCAGGTGCTGAAGTAGAGAAGGCTTTTACTGGAAGCTGTACTTTGGATATGGACTTTGCAGCAGGCGATGACATCATTGACGGTGCTGATATTACTTCCACAGGTTACTGTGCTGAAGGTAGTAATGGACAGTCTAATGACGTTACCACAGGTGCTGCTTCTCTGTTTACGCAATTTCAATCTGCTACAGATACTATTGACTGCAAGATTGCAGGTGCTGCTCCTGCTACAGGAAGATTACGAGCTTACGCTTGTATAATTGACTGTAACGACTTAGGAGCGTCTGGTAAAGCAGCAGATGTTGATAGAGATCAACTCGCTTAACTTAACATTTAGGGAGGGCATTAACTTGCCCTTCCTTTTTAGATAAAGAGAATATATGTCAGGCACTTATTTAAGTTTAACAAATTCAGTAATAGCTAGATTAAATGAAGTTCAATTAACTTCAGCTAATTTTAGTTCAGCTAGGGGAATACAGATCCAAGTTCAAAATGCTATTAATGAAACAGTGCGATATATTAACCAAAGAGAATTTAATTACCCATTTAATCATGCAACAGCCACTAAAACTTTAACTGCAGGGGTAGTGCGCTATAGTTTACCTACTAGTACAAAGACAGTAGACTATAGTACATTTAGATTAATTAAAGATAGTGATTTAGGAACGTCAGGTGGAAGGTTATCTGTACTTGACTATAATGACTATGTTAATAGTTATATAACACAGGAAGACGAGATTAATTCTACTACTGCTGCCGAAGTAATAGATGCATCCGAAACAGAAATAGATCTAACTAGTGCTTCAGATTTTGACAGTACTGGTACAGTATATATTGACAATGAGCAAATAACATATACTGGCATTAGTTCAAATACACTTACTGGATGCACGAGAGGTGCAAACTCTACTACTGCTGCTTCACATAGCAACGGAGCAACTGTTACACAGTTTGATGGTGGAGGAATACCAAGACACGTAGTAAGAAGTAAAGATAATAATTATCTCGTATATCCTTTTCCAACTAAATCCTATCAAATCAAGTTTGACTACTATACATTTCCTAGTGATATGTCTGCTCACGATGATACTACAACAATACCTGCACGATTTGATCCAGTTATAGTAGATGGTGCAACAGCGTTTGTATACCAATATCGTGGTGAAACTACACAGTATCAGCTTAACTTTGCTAGATTTGAACAGGGTATTAAGAATATGCAAACACTTTTAATTAATAAGTTTGATTATGTAAGATCAACTTATATACCTAGAACTCAACACGGACAGTTAAACACTAGCCTTGGAGTAATCTAATGCCTGATATGTCACAGGTTCAACCTGTAGCATTTAACTGCGAAGGTGGACTAGTTCTAAACCGATCAACCTTTATGATGCAAGCAGGCGAAGCATTAGAATTGCAAAACTTTGAGCCTGATATTGAAGGTGGTTACAGAAGAATAAATGGTTATAGTAAGTACGTTAGTGCTATTGTTCCCTCTACAAGTTCTTCTAGTGAAAAAGTTTTAATGGTTGCAACTGTTGGTGATTCTGTACTAGCAGCCAGAGGAACAAAAATATATAGTGCTACTGCAGGCGGTTCTAGTTGGACGTTACAAGATACAAGATCTTCTACACCAAGTAAATACAGATTTGAAAGATTTAACTTTGAAAATTCAGATAAGTTAATTCTTGTTGATGGAGTAAATTATCCATCCGTATTTACTGTTTCTGATCTTTCTCATGTAGATGTATCGACTGCTAGTGTTGAAGGTTCTAAGTTTGTCGCTGCTTTTAAAAACCACATGTTTTATGCAGGTAAGTCTAGTACACCTCAAACAATAGTATATAGTTCTGGAGGAAATGAAGATGATTTTGGTACAAGCGGAAGTCTTCCTTCTGGAAGTATAAATGTTGACGATACAATAACAGGTCTTAAAGTCTTTCGTGATAATTTATTTATATTCTGTCAAAATAGAATTTTTAAATTATCAGGTAGTAGTGGTGGCGGTTCAGGAGATTTTGCTATTACACCTGTTACGAGAAATATTGGATGTATTAATGGCGATACTATTCAAGAATTTGCAGGTGATTTAATATTCTTAGGACCAGATGGTTTACGTACCGTTGCAGGTACTGCTAGAATTGGTGACGTTGAACTAGGTACAATAAGTGCAAATGTTCAGTCTATATTTGATGATAACTTAGCTAGTGCTTCTGAGTTTGATAGCCTAGTTATACCAGATAAAACACAGTACCGTATATTTTTTACTAAGTCTAGCACAGGACAAAATATCACTAAAGGTGTTATGTGTGTTATGAAAGGGCAAAAGTTTGAGTTTGCCGAAATACGAGGAATAAAGCCTGCATGTACCGATAGTTTTGTAAAATCAGGGGATGTTATAGTTTTACATGGAGACTACGCAAACGGATATGTATATAGGCAAGAATCTGGAAATGACTTTGATGGTACAGCTATTATGGCTAAGTACCGTAGCCCAGATTTAACATTTAATGATGCAGGTATTCGTAAACACATGCAACGAGTAGTTGTAAACTACGCACCTGAATCAACAATAGATGCTGACTTATTTTTACGATATGATTATGAATCAGCAGAATCAGCAAGACCTGCAGCTTACGCACTAGACTCTGGTGATGTAGCTGCAATATACGGAACATCAACATACGGTACATCTTCTTCCTCGTTAGGAACTTATGGAGGTGCATCACAGCCGCTAGTAAGGCAGGCAGTAGAAGGATCAGGGTTTGCCGTAGCGTTAAGAGTAAATGATGGTGGTACAACTGCACCGTACTCACTCAAGGGTTTTCAGTTAGAATATCAAGTAGGAGCAAGAAGGTAAATGGGAGAAACGTACACAAGACAGTCTTCATACTCTGATGGAGATACAATAACAGCGGCACATACTAATGACGAGTTTAACCAGTTATTAGCAGCTTTTGCATCAAGTTCAGGACACACACACGATGGCACTACCGCAGAAGGTGGACCAATTACTAAGCTTCTTGGTAATACACTTACGTTTGGTGCAGGTACAGCAGGAACAGATATTACCATTACATTTGATGGAGAAACTACTGACGGTGTTCTTAAATGGATGGAAGATGAAGACTACTTTGAGTTTTCAGATGACATACTTGTAGCTTCTACAGAAAAGATACAATTCCGTGACACAGCTATATACATTAACTCTAGTGCAGACGGACAGCTTGACTTAGTAGCTGACACAGAGATACAGATAGCTGCTACTACTATTGACATCAATGGTAATGTAGACATCTCAGGTACACTCACTATTGGTTCAGCAGGTATATCTGAAGCTGAACTAGAAGTGTTAGATGGACTAACAGTTTCAACCACAGAAGTAAATATACTTGACGGTGATACTACTGCTACATCTACTACAGTCGCAGATGCAGACAGAGTAGTAATGAATGACAACGGCACTATGGTGCAAGTTGCTGTAACAGACTTAGCTGCATACTTTGACGATGAAATTACAGCTATGCCTAACCTAACATCTGTAGGCACACTCTCCACACTCACAGTAGACAATGTAATAATTAACGGCACGACTATAGGACACACAAGTGACACAGACTTGATGACCTTGACTAGTGGTGTAGTAACTGTTGCAGGTGAATTAGATGCGACAACTCTTGACATTTCAGGTAATGCCGATATTGATGGTACAACTAACCTAGACGTTGTTGACATTGACGGTGCAGTACAGATTGACGCTACTGTAACTGTTGGTGAAGATGACACAGGTTACGATGTAAAATTCTTTGGTGATACAGCTTCAGCGTATATGCAATGGGATGCTTCTGCAGATGACCTTATACTAGGTGGTGCTGCAGGACTTGTAGTTCCTGAAAGTAAATTAACATTAGGTAGCACTGCTGTTACAGCTACTGCTGCAGAGCTTAACTTACTTGATGGTGTATCTGGATTAGTACAAGCTGACTTTACTAAACTAGCAGCAGTTGATTCAACAGCAGCAGAACTTAACATTGTAGATGGAGGTACTTCTGCTACATCAACAACATTAGCAGACGCTGACAGAGTTGTAGTAAACGATAATGGAACAATGGTTCAGGTTGCTTTAACTGACTTTGAAACATACTTTGAGTCAGCTTTAGATACACTTTCTAATGTAACTACTGTTGGTGCATTAAATAGTGGTTCTATAACAAGTGGCTTTGGTACAATAGATACTGGGTCTTCTACAATAACAACTACAGGTCTTATCACAGGTGGCTCACTTGATATTGATGACGTTGTTATAAACGGCACAACTATTGGTCATACTGATGATACAGATTTGATTACACTCACAGATGGTGTTGTTACTGTTGCAGGTGAAGTTGATGCAACAAGTTTAGATATTAGTGGCGATATAGATGTTGATGGAACAACTAATTTAGATAATACAGATATAGATGGCACGTTAGTTGTAGATGGTTCTAATATATCATTGGACAGTACAACTACGTTAAACATAGATAACTCTAATACATCTAATGGTATAACAATAGGAACAGCCACATCTGGTGTACCTATATCTATAGGGCATAGTACATCTGAAACTACAATAAATGGCAATCTAACCGTATCAGGTACAACCACTACAGTAAATTCAACTACTGTAAATTTAAACGACCACAACATTATACTAGATAGCGGTAACAGTACGTCTGCTGTCATAAATGGTGCAGGTATTACAATAGAGGGTGGTAGTGGAGATGACGCTACATTTAGCTATAGTACAACTGGTCCTAAGTTTGAGCTAAAGTTAGGCTCTAGTTATGAAAGTTTACAAGTTGACCAACTTATTGCAGACTCATTAGATATAGAAAATGATGTAGATATTAATGGTACACTAGAAGCGGATGCTATAACAGTTAATGGCACAGCACTTAATACCGTGATTGCAGGTGTAACAGTTACTAATGCAACAACAGCTGCAGTAGCAACAACAGTAACTATTAGTGATAATGAAAGCACAAACGAAGACAATGCTATTATCTTTACTGCAGGTGGAGATGTAGATGGTGGAAACATAGGATTAGAGTCAGATGGTGATTTAACTTACAATCCTAGCACAGGAAGGTTGACAGCGACACAATTATCTGGTACAATACAAACTGCAGCACAAACAAATATTACATCATTAGGTACATTATCTGCATTAACTGTTGACAATGTAGCAATAAATGGTACAACTATAGGTCACACAGATGATACAGACCTTATAACATTAGCAGATGGTATAGCAACAGTAGCAGGTGAACTTTCTGTAACTACCTTAGACATAGGTGGTACTAATGTAGCAGCTACTGCCGCAGAGTTAAACATAATGGACGGTGGAACAGCCGCTTCATCTACAACTCTTGCAGATGCAGATAGATTAGTGACAAACGATAATGGAACAATGAAACAAGTAGCATTAACAGATGTGAAAACATATTTAACCAGTGCAGGGTTTTCTACTGATGACCCAACGGCACTTGCGATTGCCCTTGGATAGTTAGGAGAAACAGATGGCAAATACATTTAAAGTGGTGACATTCGCAGCAGAGCCAAATGCTGCAGGTACACCCTACACAGTTTATACAACACCTTCAAGCACAACAACAGTTGTTATAGGTTTAATATTAACAAACATTCATACTTCTCAAGTAACAGCAGAAGTTGAGCTTGTTAGTGATACATCAGGAGGAGGCAGAGGAGCTACAAATGGCACAGCTTTCTTAGCTAAAGATGTACCTATACCTGTAGGAGCTTCATTAGAACTATTGTCAGGTGGTAAGGTTATACTAGAAACTACGGATATACTAAAAATTGACTGTAGCGTAGCAGATAAACTGTCTGGAGCATTAAGCATCATGGAGATAACATAATATGCCCTATATTGGAGTAGAACCAGAGTCTAACTTTCAGACTGCTCCTGCTGTTGTCAGGTTTAGTGGTGATGGTTCAGACACAACCTTTGCACTAGGCAGAACTATTGGCTCTGTG